AAAAAGCTATAAATGCTCCTGCGTTTCCCATAAATGGAAATGATCTTATGAAACGTGGAATGAAACCCGGACCCTCAATAGGGCAAACACTTGACCAGTTGAAACGAGAGTGGATAAATAGTGATTTCAAGCTAACAAAAAAACAATTATTAAAAAATGGAACTTAACACATTATTAGAAAGCAAAAATAGTGAATACACCATAGCTATAGATATGGATGGTGTTCTAGCAGATTTTGATCTAGGATCTAGACAAGCCTTGGGTGATGATAAAGATACTATTTCCACAAAAGAATTTTGGAAAAGAGTGAATAATTATAACAAAAATGTTGCGCCGTTTTTTGAAAATCTCCCTGCTATGAAAGATGCGTTTACACTCATGAGATTTATAACAAATAATTTCGACAATTACTTTGTGCTAACGGCATCAGGATATACGCCTAAAAACGTAGAAGAGCAGAAAAGAAATTGGGTAAGAAAAGTATTTTCTCCATTATTAAAAGTTGTTATCGTAAAAAAGAGTGCGGATAAAGCTCACTATGCCAATCCCAACACTATTTTAATAGATGATAGAAATAAATCTATTGATCCATGGGTTGATGCAGGTGGTATAGGCATCCTACACACCTCAGCTAATGATACTATAACCCAACTCAAAAAACTAATTAAGTCATAAAACCGGGCCGGTTAGAATTTCCACCCGTATTGCGAGTTCCATAAGAATCCTGCGAACGGGAAGATGTTACTTGTCTACCCTGTCCTGCTCTAGCTGGAGTTCTACTATCATTTGGGGTAGGTCTGTCAGTAATTGCGTCATCTTCGGTTTCTACGGTCAATCTCTTAATTAATCTATTAACAAGAGCGCGTAGTTTGTTCATTACAATTATTATATTTCTACGGTGTTTCTTACGATCTTCAGGGTTTTTCAATTTATTAGTTAAGCCAAAGGCCCATTTGGCAGTTTTTAGTCGTTCTTGAGCTTCATCAAATACTTCACCAACTGAGGTAGCATTTGGAAAATCCATGACATCTTCGTTAAGAAGTTTAGCTTTCTCTTTTAAATTGCCAAGAGTTTTTTCTAATTCCACCATTTCTTCGTAGAGTGAATCCAACTCTTGATGATACTCTTTTTCTTCTAAAATCTGATCAATAAAACTCATCGTTATAATTCCATATGATATAGGTTATTTATAAAAAACTTCATGTTCTTTTTTAATTCTTTCTAATAGTTTGCCAAGTATATTTCTACCCTCGCCATCACAAACACCTCAAAAAGTATCCCTCCATGTATTTTCTTCAATAATAGGCTCATCTATATCCGAGAGCATTCTGCATAATTTAGGATCAGAAAATTTTATAGATAAAATTTCATACATGATTCCTATTTTCTCTTCATTCCAGTTAGGACGAATATATTCGCTATATTTTTGTGCCATTCTTTTTGCTTTACCCGCCGAATCGCAATTTATTATTTTTTCTTTTATTTCTGCTTCTTGACTTCTCCCCGTCATTAATGAAGGGGATTCCTAATTCATCGAAACTTGCATTGCCTCTAACTACTAGGTTTTAGTCTTATGGTCCCTCCAAAGGCTTAATTTCCGTATGCCCTACGGTATATCCTTTCTATCGAAAGGTGCTTTTCTTGCTATTCGCAAGGTATATTTCATACCACTTTTAAGGTATGTGTCCAATACTGAAGTACTTGGTTCTCGATACTTCATGTGTATTATATATCTATTTTTTAGAGTATTTGTCAAGTAGTAAAAATATTCTTAGAGCTAACCTCTCCCTGAAGGAAGAGGTCTTCTTTGTTTCTGATAAAAATTACTTAGAAAATAATATTTTCCTTTAAAGAACAATTTAAGATACCTCTACCAAAGTTATTCTTGGGTTAGTGATTTTGTCCTCTACAAGTTTGCTTTTTTTATATTTTAAGAAAACACCTGTTTCTATATAATTTCTATTATCTACTTTCATGGGCTCAGGTACTATAGTATGTCCCATATATACGTCACTTATATTATAAACAGTATAATCTTTATCTGGTATTCGATTAAACATGCACATGGATCTACCCCATAGCATTTCTTCTTCATGCATTTCTTGAATATACTTTGGTTTATCATCTAATGTTCTAACATGGTTCCAATCATCTACATATAATTCTGCATGAACAACGCCTATATTTCCTTTCCCATTATCTATTTCTATAGCCAGCGGAAGAGATTCAATTTCTTTAATCAATTTAGTAGAAATTTCCACATTATCAATTATATCACCACCATTTCCTATAAATATCTGAAAATCTCCTATATTTCCGTATCGTCCTCTGCTCTCCACGAGATCAAGATTATGAAAGGAATTATGAGCTTTAGACCATAACCATTCATGATTACCCATAACTGTATAAAACCAGTCTTCATGCATCAACTGCAAACATCGTAAACTCTCTGGTCCACGATCACACAGATCACCTACAGCTATTACTCTGTCGGTAGATTTGTTAAAGTTTACTAAATCTAATTCCCGTATTAAATCTTCATAACAGCCGTGTATGTCTGAAACAACAAAATCGCGACCGTCCAAATTTATAGGAAGTTTTTCATATAACTTTCGCATAGAATTATATATTACCCCAATGGAAAGGGGTTATTATAACAGAATATGGTCTCTAATGGAACCGTTAAATTATGTCTGAGAGTTCAATTTTTCTTTAATTTTGGCGGCTACGAATTTCCACCAGACTGCTCCATTTCTAACTGAAACTTCTAAACTCTCGCCTCGCATTTTAATAAACCATAGGGTTACTGCTGCAAACCCTATAGCATATAACGCTATTAAACAAAATATTAAAGTAATCATTATACTAACCTCACCACATTAAACTATATTTATTATTTATCATTACAAATTAATTAAACCCATATAACACTTGATATTTTCCGGATATTGTGCTTCCGGCATCAGCACTATTAAATTTAGCCCAACCTGCCTTAGAGTATATGGTTACTGAGCCTGGTGCGGGTTCTATATGCGGATCTGTAATTATAGGTGCATCAATTCCATTTATAGTAAAAGAGGATGTTACAGGATCAAGATAGGCTTCTATAATTGCATATTTGGGATCAAATAACCCTGTAGCGTTTCCCGAATCCCCTAATTCCACTATAAACCCATTTTCAACGTATGAATTTATATTCATATCAAAAAATGTTCTAAATCCTTCATTTAAAAATCCGGCTTGGACTATTAATGAATCAGTCACATTCGTAAATGTATGAAGAATAGTCCCATTAAGAAGAAAATTTAAATCTGTACCAACGCGTTCCATTGTATATATATCATCTTTGGAAACTATCACAGTAGGCCCCACAAAACTTGTATTTGTGCCTAGAGCCCCAGATTTTATTCTAAATTCTTTTCCAGTAAACTCCCAAAGATAATTAGGATCAGCATATGATGAGGAAGAGCCTTTATTAGATAACGGTAACATACCAATACTTGAAAACGGAGAATTATTATCTTCCCGACCATCTTTTGTTGTCTTAAATGATATAGAAAAATCTCCATCAAAAATTATTTCTGAAAATACTACATGATCTATATTATCTGGATTTATTGCTCCATTGAAATTGAAGTCGATCCATTGACCTATAATACCATCGACATTGTAAATTTTTTCACTTGTGTTATTAGAAACCCCTCCGCTAGTTATAAAATTAAGTTTTTTATTGCTGACTGTCCCAAAGGATGATACAGGGACCGTGTTTTGTGATAGATCTTCTAATACTGAAGAGTTTCTAACTGTTACTGGCACTGAATAGCTAAATTCGGTAGCATTGTCATTGTGTATTCCCTTGAATACATTCATGTCAACATATTCATTAAGTACAAAATTTGGAGAACCAGCATCTGCGAACTGAACAGTTAAACCATCTATCAAAGATTCTTGCGTGGAATGTACTATTTTAGAATTTGGGTTGCCTTGAATCCATTGTGAACCATCCCAACCATATTCTTCCCACATTAAAGACCTTTTAGAAGTAAATTCAGAATCCCCGAAAGGGTCAGGGTCTGAGAACATTCTATTGACTAAAGTGGACCGATCGTCTGGAGACAAAACGCCAATCCCTTTTCCCATATAAGTATGATAAAACGCCGTCTCGCCTATTTCATCCCCCCTGAGAATATTAAAATCTGGAATATTACTAAACCAATCAAAATCATTCCATTGTTCTAATAATATAAAATCAGGATCCATTAAATTTATTGCCCACTGATTTTTACTATCTACACTTGGCTGCCCTATAATTATTGTTCCATAATTTCCAGAAGAATCCTGTTCAAACGCGATTTCTTTCATACGTGGTGTATCATGGTCGGAGTGCCTAATAACAAAATTAGCTCGGTTCTGAGTCTCACCAAAATTCACTGTTTTATACTCAGTGCTGGACGCCCACCCCGCTGATGGAGTATAACTACTTAGTATAAAAAATGTTCCATTAGTGCCGGGATAATATTTTATCCATTTACTAACTGCAAATGCTTGAATATTATTATAGAATTCACCTGAGCGATAATCAGTATTTCCTCCTAAATCCTGTTCATTTGGATTTATTGTAGAATCAAAGGCGTCTGATGATGTTGAACTTCCTACGCGAGACCACCAAATTATAGTGGTGGTTAATTTATTACCCGCTTTTACTATTAATAACCTATCATCTGTACTATCTTTATCTACTACAATTCCTTGTATATTACCCCAATTATTATCACTTATACCGGCAAAAGAAAATTGCGGGGTGGTCCCTTCATTAAATTCCGTCCATGTAGAACCATTATCTGTAGATAATGCTAGTCCTCCTGAAAATGCTGCCCATACATCACCATTGTTTTTATAATCTACACTTCGGCATATAGAATCTGTTATGGATGGCGTTCCAACTGTTATAGATGTGATAGTTTGAAAATCTGCGCTTATTCGAAATAATCCGGCGTCGGTGGTAGCTACCCATATTTCTCCAGTTATTTCATTTACTACTACATCATTAATATTGTTTGTATTTAACGATGGCGTAGTTTGTGAATTAATATTTACATAATTATCTGTATAAATATTGATAATAGATAATCCGCTAGTATTAAAAGATATTATATGTTTGCTATCATAACGTATAACATTGGGCATTACTCCGTTATCAAAAAATTCATCCTCAAAATGTATAAAATCTTTTGAAGATCCTTGTGCCCAATATGAATCAGGTTTATTTAAACTATGTTGTGTTCTGACACCAACACCAGATAAACGTTGAGGAGGTAATACTAATAATCTTTTTCCACCCCAAAATTCATTTATATATTCATTATTAGGATAACCAAATATGATTTTTTTAAACAGTTTATATTCAGCACTCCCAACATCTCCTCCAGTCGTAAATAATAGTCTATATACAACAGATTCATCCTCATTCCAAGAACTTCCATCAAATGTTATATCACCTTGTCCCGATCCTAAGTTAGAAGGGTCTAGATATGGTCGTACTGCATCCGACGCATGCAAAAATTTTCCCTGCAACGGAGAAATATCATCTGGTAAAATCTGATGGGAAAATTGATATAATGCTGCTGTAGAATCATTTATAAATCCTAATTGTGCATTAGGATCTAGCTCTTCGTTTCTCCCTGTAAAAAAGTTTATGCTATTATAAGTTTGTCCGACTTGATCTTCTATGCCAAAAGACCAGTTTTTTATCCCCGTGAGTTGGGTCAAGTTAAAATTAGAAAACCCTTCAATTGAGTCATTACCCAAAATACCATAAGTAATAGATACGGGCATTTTATCTCTATTATTTGGGTGCCCATATGATAAAATAATATTTGGCCCCATTACATTAGGAATGCGGAAACTATTCGACGCCCCTATGAGGTTCCCATTAGCATCAAATTTCTCCTCTGGATAAAATTTAAGAGGAAGATATGTTGCCCAATAATAATCATTTGAATTTGTGTTTCCGGTAATTCGTACTCTATAAAATATATCTAAAATTTCCTGATCATTTTGTTCACAAGGGGCTTCCAATATAACTGCAAACCCCGGCAAACCAAAGTTATTATCAAATTCTCCTACTGCTAATTGTACTGATGTTATAGATCTAGTATTACCCGTAGAGGGCGGATCTAATCTACCATTAAATTCATATTCTACAATTTTATTGGTGGCATCAAATGATACTATAGGCTGATTTATTCCTGTAATTTGAGCAGTTTTGTGTTGACTAACCGACGGTATTTCGCGAGGGGTCGTGGTAGCTTCATTAATTACATTTTCGAGATCGGAACCGTCTATTAATTGGATGAATGACCTCGGGGTCCCGGTATCTGCCTTTGGCGATATAAGAGCAGTACTTGAAGATAGGCTACCCCCGCCCGTAACATAGGTTTTTATGGACCCTAATGTTTGGCTATTGCTAGAAGAGCACTCTTCTGTTATTTCACCAGTATTGATGTCTTTCTTTTGTATAGTTACAATATTGTTAAACATTTATGTACCTCAAATTATTATTTTATAGAATCTATTTATAAACTAAACACGAAAGAGAGACTTCCTTAAAAAATTATAATTAATCTCTCAAAACAATTAAATAGATATACTACTTCCAGTAAGTCTGGTTATATTAAACGATGGTGTTATATTATTTGCACTAATACCAGTTGTAAAAGTGTTATCAGTAGAATCAACAGTTTTTACTATTTGCGTTCTTTCTATTCTGTTTATATTAAACGATGGTGTTACATTATTTGCACTGATATCGGTTGTAAAAGTGTTATCAGTAGGATCAACCGTTTTTACTACTAAGCTTCGTTCTATTCTGTTTATAGAAAAATCGCCATTTTCTGATGTAGACAATCCATTTGTTATTTTATCGTTACTTAATAATATAGTGTTGTCTACTCTGTTTACGCCGTTTGAAGCTATTACATTAGAAACTTCTATATGTTCAACACCCGTAATTTTATTTGCAAATATTGTTTTTAGTCTATACAATATGTTTTCGGTTATTTCGAATCTTGTTGTAGAAAAATTACCCCTTATATTGGTAATAATAGTATTTGTATTCCAACCATTATTCCATTCTTGCAATTCTTGACTTATAATTTTAGTATTAGAGCCAATTATATTATCAACAAAAATGGCAGGGGGTTTAATATCATTGCACGATAAAGTTTCATTAATATTAAGATCTGTAAACATTCTAACTGTATAACGTACTATAGCATCATAGGCCCCACGTTTCACAGTAGATAAATTGTTATTAATAGAATTATCCATAAAATCTATAATTTGTTCAAATATGGGCACTTCTACTGTTCTCTCATTTATTAAGCCCTCATTTATGGTTAATTCAAATATTCTGTTAGATGTATTTGCGTCTGTTAGATCGATAGTTGCATCAAGGGTATTAGGGTTTTGAATTGTTATTATATCTCCAGATATTTGGTTCCATGAATAGGTTAGATCATTTATATTACCGCCAAACAAAATTACCACATTATCTGATAAAGTAACTATATCTGCACATGTAACATATTGCGGCTCTAAGTTTCTAGCAGTTAATGCAAATGGTGTTACCGATGGTGTCGGTGTTGGTGTCGGTGTAGGCGTTTCTGTTACCGATGGTGTCGGTGTTGGTGTCGGTGTAGGCGTTGCTGTTACCGATGGTGTAGGCGTAGGAGTAGCCGTTGGTGTTACTGATGGTGTTGCCGATGGTGTAGGCGTAGGAGTAGCCGTTGGTGTTACTGATGGTGTTGCCGATGGTGTAGGCGTAGGAGTAGCCGTTGGTGTTACTGATGGTGTTGGTGATGGTAATACTAGTGAATCATCCACGTTAATTAATAATTTTTCTTCCATTAATGAATATATGTGAGTATTTTTTGGTTTAATACATTCTTCTTCTCCGTCAAACCCTGATCCAAAAAAATACCCAAATAATTTTACGGTGTCTAATTCGGTTTCGTATGAATCAACATCTCCATCTAAATATAAAACAGTTTCATTAGTCGGATAATTATATTCGGCATATAATATAGTATGATGATTATCTTCTGGATATATAATGTCAACTTCTCTAAAGTGATGTAGGCCCGTTCTAAATTGAAATGATCCCAACATTTCAACAGGTATATCAATGTGCTCAAAATAATTTCCAGATACTTGTACTAAAGTATTATTACCATCAAATGAAAAGGAATCTACCTGATATATTCCAGAATTTGGATTATTATTTCTAAATTGTAATTTTATTCCTACGAGGGCATCATCAGGTATTACCGTATGAAATACAAATTTTATTATTGTTTTATCTTCAACAGGATCATAATCAACGCTTCTAACCGTGTAATGACCATTATATTTGGTTTCACTTCCTTCTATTCTAAAATTATTTTTGGTTTTAATAAAACTAATGTGGTTTCCGTCTAATATAATAGTATTCTCTATATTAGATGCTACTTCAAATTGCAATACATTAACATATAAAAATATAGAGTGTGTATTTAATAAATTAGTTAAATCCCCTTTTAATAAAGCAGTATTAGAGTTTATTATTTCTTCAACTTGAATTCTGACATCTGATATTTTATTTCCTGAAACTCCCACAGAAACTGCTGTTTCATTAATAGATGTTATGGGTTCTTCAACAAGGAGATCAGAGTTATCAAATATAAACCCATATCCGCCGTCACAATCAAATAAATCACAACAATCTATTGCATCATACCCACAATCATCATCATAATCTAACCCAAATCCAGTTTGTTTGCATAGAGGGGTGTTTATAATTGTAATATCTGTAAACAAATCTTCGCATGTACATACGTACATATCCTCAGAGAATCTATATTCTTCAATGACTTCTAAAAGTTTTGTGTGGTATGGTTTAGCTTCCCTAAAATATTCTAGGAATGAGTCTATAGCTCTTGATGAATTTGATGTGGTCATTAAATAAAATTATTAAACTTCTTGATATTTATCAAAGAAGCGAAGGAGCCTCTTTTGGTTTAAAGAGGCCCCTTCTGAAAAATTAACGTTCTTTTTTGGAATTTAACAATAATAATGAGTTTTATGTATATGATTCCAACATTCTCTACGATATGAACGTTGATATCGTCGATAATGTCTATATTCTACCGCACCATATGGGCGATATCCATGCCTATAATGTCGATATCTATAATGATGGTAACGTGGGTTATAATGATATTTATGTCTATATCCTACATTATGTGTAGGACCATCATCTTTATAATACTTCCCATTATAATTTCCACCATATGCATAGCATCCCGATAGTAGAAATAGAGACCCTGCCACTAAAATTAATGCGATTGTTTCTCTAATTTTCATGTAAATCTCCTTTAATTGATTTTGCCCATTGTGAAAGTGTATCATAACATTTTTTATTTACCTTGTCAAATACTGTACCATTCTCGTTCAAACTAATTTTATAATTTCTTTTAAAATCTTCTTCCTTACTACATCTATATTCTTCTAAAATTTCTGTATGACTGGTTATCAAATATCGGAGCATATGTTATTTTACATATTTGCTATCTATTTTTATTTATATTCTATAGAAATGCTCGCCCCAAAAACTCTGCTTCTTCTCCTGTTTTAACGGATTTCATTATAATGTAAAGTACGTATAACTTTCCATACTTTTTAATTGCTTCAGTAACATCTTTACAATTTTGGAGTTCTCTAGGGGCGCTGAACCCCCATCCACAATCCAGCCCCTTTGCCAACATTGTGTTTATTTTTTCTCCCCTATCGGGTACTATGACTTTATCTTTTTCTAATAAGCTCAATGCTTTTATTTTTTGACTTGTTAATTTATTTGTTATACATGCTACGCCATTTAGATGATAAGCGTCAAAAAATCCTTCCGTCACAAATATATATTTGTGATTGTCCTTCAATCTATCTAAACCATATAGAGTTGATGAAACATTTCCTATGTTTATATACTTTTTCTTTTTTGTTCCATCCAAATCTCTACCTTGCAACAGCAGCAATTTATTTTTGTAATATATTGGGATAACTAAACGGTTGATCATTATTTTGGCATTAATTTTTTCTTGTTGATCTTTGCTATTTGTTTTTCCATATGTTACGAAGAATGGATGATCTTTATAGTCTATACATTTTTCTTCTGCTAAAAACTCTATAGCCTTTCGGCCAATATTAGTATTTTTAGCCGTTTCTAAATCAACAAGATAATCTGGAAGTTGTATTCCTTCACCTAGTTGTGACTCTACAGTTTCTTTTTTAAAATCCGGTTTTTCTAGTTTCTCAACACCATCCCTTCGCAGCCTAAATAGTATTTTTCCATAATCCCTCTTAGGGATTCCAAATGATTCAAATATAGTCTTCATGTCTCTAGACATGAAAATTTCATTTTCTGGTGTAAACGCTCCAGAAATTCCGCAATTAAAGCAATTATACATGCAATTTTCTCCCTCAAACTTCCAACCCCCTCTAGGGCCTTTGGTTTTTGAGCCATCGCCGCATACTGCGCAGTATACCCTATTCCAATCTGTTGGCGTAAAATCTGAAAACGATACGTGTTCTTTCACAACATCTTGAATAGTAGATTGATCTAATTCTATCTCGTTGCGCTTCTGTATCTCTTCACGAATGTCTTTTATAGTTTTCTTTTCAGACATGGATAAATTCATATTTAAGTACCATGGAGTCGCCATGACCTTGGATCATCTATCTCTGATACATCTGTATTTCCCTTGTTAGTCTCTCTCCAATTTTGAATAAATCCGAGATTACGTCCACACTCTAGACGGATAGCCTCACAGGCCATTGTTTCTCGTACATGAAAGTGCTGGCACTGGTGGAAAATCTTTGAAACGGCCTTTAGAATACGCATATCACTCTCCTTATACCTACAATTAATTATATCACAAAAGCATTAAAAAAGGCAAGGTGTTTCCACCCTGCCCCTTAAATGGCGGCTCATTGGGTAATGAGGGGGAGCCACCCAAACCTCAACCGGACTTACGCAGCTAGTGCTTCCGGTGCAAATATATCATCATTTGCACTTACTTTAAGTGATTTTTGCGTCTTTCTTGACGATTCTCCATCGATCTTCAGTCACACCGTCGAAACCAAGTACTACCCCATCAGAAGTGGACCAATCATTGCCCCGTTTCCGGGATTGCTGACGCATTACCTCTCTCGTCTTAGGCTTTTTTGTTTGCTATACTGGAAAGATACCTGATCTTCCCTCGACTGGCACTTATTGATCCACTTTTGGTGGAGTAGGGGAGATTCGAACTCCCGTCCGTCATGCTTACAATCGATATCATCGAATTCTTTAAATATTTCTTAACAATTTTATTACTCTCCCCAAAAAGCCACTTCTGATTCATCCTATAAGCCTCAGAAAGCCACAGAAGCCGAGCCTAGGTTACTTCTAATGTATTGTGGCTTTGGAGAGGGTTTTAACCTCACCCTGCAACGCTTTCACATTATGTCACTATTTAGGAATTTTGTCAATCCTTTTTAGTAGTTTTCTTTTTAGTGTAGTTTTTTTTAGCAGTTTTCTTTTTAGATTCTACCGGATCAGATACAGTATTATCGACAGGAAAGTTTAGTTCAAGTTCATCTGAATTTACGTTACCATTACCTTTGTCTAATCTTTCTATCAATTCATCAGAATCCATCCATATATCTCGGCCATTAGAAACCTGTTCAAGTTCATCATCAGTTAAAATTTTAGAATAAAAATTTCTTAATACCTTCTTCACATTTGCATGAACATGTTCTAACTGTGATAAGAGTTCATTTCCTTTTCCTCGCATTCCACCGCTATATGTGTGTATCATAAAAGTACAATTTGGGTTTACTACATACTCTTCACCAGCAAGAAATATCATGGTTGCGGCTGACATGGCCTCCCCATCTAAACAAGTAATTATTCTAGCATTTGATGCTCGCATAGAATTAACTATTTGTAAAGCCATCCTCATACTACCACCCTCACTATTTACATAAATGTATATTACATCATTTTCAGATGAAGTTTTAACGATATTAATAAAATCTGAATAGCGATCCATATTATCTTCGATTTCACCATAAAAATAGAAGTGATGAATATTAGTATTTACAATTTGTGTATAGTGTTTTATCTTATTTGTTTCTGTCCCTAAACTGGCGAGTATCGCATTTTCTGTTTCCACAAGCTCTCCATTCTTAACTGTGGATGTATTTATTATTTTATATATTGGAAACTAAACTCTCTTTGTGACATTACCGGGACTCCTAGCTCTTTAGCCTTTTTTACTTTTCCACTAGTAGAACCAACGTCTGCGGCAATAACCATTGTCGTTTTTTTAGATACTCCAGATGATACTTTTCCACCCCTAGATTCTATTTTTTCTTGTAAATCTGCATCACGGAATCCTGTCATAACGATTTTTTCGCCTTCTAATGTATTATCAACTTGATCTTTTTCCTCAAAAGTTATAACTTCTTCTATACTTTTAAAGAAATTATTAAAGTCTTTTATACCATTATAAATGTCTGCTGATGTTTTATCAAATCCCCCTATGTTTTCAATTTGGCTGAGTGTGGCATTCTTGAATTCATCAAACGACATTTGTTCTAATATCTTCTTAGACTTTCTTACACCAAACCCCCTCCCGAAAAAGGGTGTTGCACCTAATAGAGTTTCTTCTTTTAATGTTGACAGTTTTTTATGTAAACTATCATAAACCTTTATTCCGTTTTCTCCCAAGACCCGTTTCCATTCTATGTCAAACATGCATATCAGTTCATAAACAATAGTAGAGAATGACTTTCCTTCTAGACTTTGATCTTCTACAACTTTCTTAATGGAGGTTTCTTGAGCATTCTCTACACCAAGAGTCTTAAAAAAATGAACTACTTGCATTAATGTTTGTTCATAACTTCCTTTAATAACAGCTTCTACTTTATTTTCATCCCAATCCCACTCGGCATCTGGCATTTTAGGATTACTATCTTTCAATACCGAAATTATATATGGTATTACACTTCCTGCCTTGGTTAGTAAAATCTTTGCACCCGGTCCAATTCTATTTTCATGGATATACTTAGCATTAAACCCTGTTGCATATGTTATAGTAGAACCCATAAGTTCTATCGGTCTAATTTCCACCCTAGGTTTATAAAATCCAGTCTTGGATACTTTCCAGTGAACATCAACTACATCAGCTTCCATTACAGAATACCCATCCAAAACTTTAAATTTAACAGAATGCTCAGGATTCAATGATGATGATTTTGAAACGTTTTCAAAATTAGAATAATCATTTACTGTTACTACTACTCCATCTAATTCATAGTCTCCACTACTTTTAAAATCTTTTAGAGTATCAGATAACATTTCATCAGAAATATTTTTACCAGATGCAATTTGGCGACGGGCTACCAAAAATCCCATACTCTTCAATGATTTTAAATTGTCCAGTTTGTTGTCAGAATCCAATCCGGTACTGTCAATAATTTCATACGCTACCACATCTACATCTTTCAATAATTTGGTGTCAGACTTTTTCCTGTTCAACGTTCCTGCAACAGTATTTCTAGGGTTCTTGTACTTTCTAGAATATTTTACGAAAGTATTATTCTTCATGATGACTTCTGCTCTTACCGCAAGATAATCTACATCATGAGAAGATACGTCTTGCACAACTGAAGGCACGTTTTTGATATGGTGTGTAATATCTTCACCCTTTCTGCCGTCCCCTCTAGTATAAGCATGTTTAAATTTACCGTCATTGTAAATCAATAATACACTTACACCATCAAGTTTTTCAGTTATTACAATTCTTTCAGATTCTAAATTGTATTTTTCTATCCATTTCTGTACTTCGTTTTCATAAACTTGATTTAAACTTCCCATAGGATATGGAAGATCGATTTTCCCCCCTTTAGGCGCAGCCCCGACCTCTAAAAAGTATGGGTTATTTGGATATTTTTTATGTAATTCTTTTTTTAATTTATCGTATTGTACGTCAGGGATAATCGGGCTTCCCTGAAAATATGCTTCATCAAATTTTTTAAGATCTTGAATTTTCTCAGAATCTGTATTCACAATTGTTCTCCAATATTTAATAGAGATAATTGTACATAACATATTTCACAATGTCAAGAACCTTTAAACAGAAGAACTCTTACCAAAATCCTCTTCTATTTCAGTTTCATATTCCTCACTGATGTCGATTTTAGTGCCCTTGTACTTTTTAGTCAATTTATTTAAATCATCTTTAGACCAGTCTCCTGCATCATATGAAAGAGTCACATGGGGAATGTATTCGTCATAATCATATGTTGCACCATGTTCCATAGTTTGATTATGTAAGTCATCAAGTTCTGGGCAATTCAGTTTAGCTACCAAACAATTACAACCATCTTGACTAGGAAATATATCAAACTCTTTTATTTCCCCTCGTATTGGCTCTTCAAACTCTCCAGAAACTTCATATCCCGGAATGTTACTTCCTTTACTGTATGCCACTGTACTATGAAGTTTTTCAATATCTATGGAATTTGGTACCTTTTCTTTATGAATTATATCTGAAAGAGTTTGTTTAGTCTCTGGTGTAAATCTGACACCAACATATTTTCCAGCATTGACACCATATTCAGTATTTTCATCATCAACTGGGCGCATAGGGTATCTCTTCAATTCTTTAAGAAGCATCTATTTTTCCTCGTCTCTCGGTACTAAGTGTTTTTTGTATTTATCGATTAATTCGCCCAGTATATCATTAATTTTTCTGCCCATATCCTCTAAATCTATTTTTGCGGTTCTCTGCAGCCCACCGTGGTCGAATTTAAGTTTCCGAGAGCTATGGCAAGAAACTGATATATATGCTTCATTTTCACATATAGCAAGAGAAACCGTTAGATTTTCATCACCAAGTTTTCTTGCAAATTTTTTCATACTATCATATATTGTTTTTGATTTCAAAATAGCCCTTTTCTGTATAAAAATAAACTAACTTCATAATCTTTGTTTGTATCTAACGGCTCATATTGATATGTTGTCATATTAGAAACAAGTTCTTCTCGATTTACGAACGTGTCACATTCAAAATCTTTAGATATTTCTGTAATTGATATCTCATCATAAATATCTACGAATTCCTCAAATAAAGATGCTCCACCAATTATACATACTGAATCACCCATCAACCCCTGTTGTATATCTTCACGTATTCCATCCATATTTTTATTAACGAAAATTATGGAACTATATGTATTTTTATCAAAAAATGTATATGTGGTAGGGTCTGTAGTTAAGACTACACAATCACGCCGTGGAAGAAAATCACCTTCAGAATTCTTTTTATATGAAAGTATATCTTCATATGTGCGCCTTCCCATAAGACACGTTTTTCTTTTCGTATATTCTTTAAAATGTTTAAAATCTTCGGGAATATACCACGGAATCCTCCCATCTTTCCCTATTCCATTATGAATATCCATTGCAACTATTGCACTAACATGTGTGTTATTCATTCTCTATTTCCTCTTGTATTTGATATAATTCCGAAGGAGAAACCCATATGTTGAGTTCATCCTTAAATCCTCCTGAAAATTTTGGTCTCAATTCTACTAGAGTTTTATTACCAAGTTTCTTTACGGCTGATCTTCCTGTTATTATATACTCTATACCATTATAAACGCAAGCATCTATTTGTTCTGACATACATTTTCCGTTATCCCTAGAAGTATGTATAAATAAATTATGATGAAGACAATGCGCAGCTATATGTTTTTTAGCGCTAATACTAAAGTTTCAGATTATAGTTCGCAAATTCCCTCTCCATCTACATCCCCCCATAATATTTCATTTTTATTAACCCACAAAGGAGAAAAAACAATAATGAAAAAAGCTAAAAGGAAAGAAATACACGAAGATAATGTAGCTAGAATGGAACATCATAAAAATAAAAGTTTATCAAAACATGATCTTAAAGCCATTAAACCGCTCACGACATCCCAAGAGCAAATGATGAAATCATATTTTTCTGGTTCTTCAATTTTAGCCACCGGTAGCTCAGGTACCGGTAAGACGATGCTTGCTCTATACTTAGCCCTAAATGATATGTTAGATAAACAGCAACCCTATAAAAACATAAACATAGTTAGAAGTGTAGTACCAACGCGTGAGGTGGGGTATCTTCCCGGCGGATTAGAAGAAAAAATCGAGATATATGAAGCACCCTATAGAGATTTATTTTCATTTTTATTCGATATGCCTACGTCATATAACAAATTTAAACAATTTGGTAAAGTAAATTTCATGCCAACAAGTTTTCTACGAGGTCAGACTTGGGATGATACTGTGGTAGTGGTAGATGAAGCACAGAATTTAAATTTCCATGAAATAAACACGATTATGACGAGAATAGGACACAATTCGAAAATTATTATTGCAGGTGACTCTAATCAGAGTGACTTATATAAATCAAAGCATGATTCTTCATATCTAGATAAACTATCTGAAGTATTAAAAAATAATAAATTTTTTGATGTAATTCATTTCAACAAACATGATATAGTCAGAAGTGATTTTGTAAAATCATGGATTAAATGTGTAGAAGACAGTTGACTTAACAGCTTCAAGGATTAATAATATAGATTCATATTTAATCAAGCTAAAAAGGTGATTTTTTATTATGGATCATAAAGAATTTATTGAAAATGCTAAGAAAACTGAATCGCTTGTAGATTCCCTAGCCATCAACCGTCACTATCTAGGTATAGTGACTTTGATGTTTATCGAAGTTTCTGAAATGTTAGATGCCATTAAGAAGCAAGCCTTCTATGGAGACTCGGAAAAATTAAAAAATGAATTACCTGCGAGACTCCAAAACATTAATGAATTGTCAGGTAATTTACATCAAATTATTCAAATACAAAACATGGAAGGGATTACACAGGAAGAAACTGTTGATTATCTGGATACCAGAATATGTCATGCTATTATTGGTATTATGACAGAAGCTGGTGAACTAGGTGAAGCCCTCAAGCATGCTCTTGATACTGGAGAGTTTGATGTAGTGAATGTAGCCGAAGAAATGTTTGACGGCGACTGGTATAAGGCTATTGGGACAGATGCACTAGGTGTGGAATGGGATGAACAGTGGGAAAGAATTATTAACAAGCTTAAAGCTCGTTTCGGTGATAAATTTAGCCAAGAATCCGCCAAGAATAGAAACACTGATAGAGAACGAGAAATCCTTGAGGGAAAAAGCTAAAAATGCAATATTGCAAATATTAAGTTAGTGTGTTATAGTGTTTAAGTTGACACTTTACAAGGAGAATTAAAATGTTCGCAAAGAAAATAAATGATATAAATTTTTTGAAATCATTAGTAGAAAAAAGAGGGTATTCTGTTATTGATACTCGAAGTCCTATTGAGTATAGAAATGGAACTTTATTTAACGCTCCTAACGCTCCTCTAAGGAACTTCTTAAATGTATTCATACCAATGCTGAAAGAAAGTAATAAGATCGTTCTCATTGGATCTGACAAGGACAGAGATGCCTTTAGAGCGTGTATCCGCTATGCAGAACTGAATATGAAACCAAATACACAATTAAGTTACTATTATTACTAAAGAAACGGGGGGGGGGGTCATGCCCCCCCCGTTTTACATCAAATTAAATCATTTTTAATGAAAAAAATAATTATCCTTAATCATTTGATGAATACGGCTTTCCTTTGATATTCCCTTTTTCAAATATTCCATTTGATCAAACAAAATTCTTCTATTCTGTAAAATTAAATGTTCGTTATAGTTCGGAACATATGGAACATACAACAAAGGCATATTGGCGTCAGCAGGTGTCTTAGCAGCCTTTTTATGGTTACACTTTTTACAAGCTGTAACCAAATTGGTCCAACTATCTTCACCACCTTTTGAACGAGGAACAACATGGTCCCTAGTTAATTCGGATTTACCAAATTGGTTTCCACAGTATCCACATACATTATGATCCCTTATGAAAAGAGTCTTATTTGTCAATGAAGGAACACCACTTCTAAACTTTCTAGGGCTATGGTTGCATTTTACCGCTATGATAGTCTGCATCAAAAGTTTTGATTGCTCACCAGTTTTGGCATTAGTTCCACCACGAAGCATTACTTCATGCTCACCCAAATCCCACAAAACACGGTTTTTAGCATAAAAATATGCAGATTTTTCATAATTAATCCAACTAACCGGTTCGCCACCAGCATTTAACTGTAATATCAATGGCAAATCCTCAACCCTTTGTATATTCATTTTTTAATTTTCCTTATGTCATTACTTTTATTTTATCAAAACCTTCATCTTTTGTAGGTATTTCAAAATTATTCTTCATATTTCTTAATACATGAAGAGGAATTTCCTTCCCGTCTTCTTCTTTTCTTTTTGCAACCCTTTTTAAAAGCTCATCATCTGATATTATAAACATAATTGCTTCTTTAAAGTATATATTTGGAACGTTAGCCAACTTTTTCTTTCTACTATTTGCAGTAAGGTTAGTTTGGTCCCATATTATATTTTTACGCTCTTTTAATGCACTTTGTAATTCATTATACATATTTCTAGTCGCTTCTTTAATATACGTCTGAAACACTTCGCTATACGTAGATTTTTGCTCTCGTGCCTTATGCTCTATGTAATCATCTGTTGATAATACTGTGAAATCTGGATTTTTTTGCAGAACACTTTTAATATATGTACTTTTTCCTGATGCCGGCAACCCTACTAGCATTATAAATTTTGGGCCTCCATTTTCGTTGGTTATGGAATTTTTCAATTTAATTTTAAATGCCTATTACTTAGCATACTTAATAAAAAAGAGCGGCATTTCAGCCGCTCCGATGATTTACATTAATAGGAATAGATTTCCTACTATTTTCCTCTTCTCGAGCTAAGATTTCTAATTGTAGCATGCCATCTTCGAGTTTGCAACTATCAACTTCAGAATCTCGTGGCATTCTAAATTTTAAATTAAATTTTCTTTTAGCAATGCCCTGATACATATATTCCTCAGTGTCTTCAGTTTTTTCTCCACTTATGCACAGATTTCCATCTTTGTCAATATATGTTTCAATATCGTCTTTGGATAATCCGGCAACCGCTACGTTTAGTACATATTTTCCGGAATCCTTTTTTATAATATCATACGGTGGATAAGACACTCCTGTATTTTCAGCAAACGTGTGCTTAAAAAAATCATCTATCCATCCTGTGAAAGGATCGGAAAACTCATTTCTCATTATGCTTGTTACTCCAAATGGATCACTTTTTCTTTTTGCTATTGCATTCATAAATATCCTCCTTGTATAGTTAAGCAAGTATATTTAAATGCAGACCTTCCCCACTGAAGCATCTGCGTATTATATTTATAACAGAAATAATTTTATGTGTCAAGTTTTCGTATAAATATTTGTGCTATATTAGTTGAAAACTATGAAACTAGAATTCCTATCATCGCTAAATGAAAAGACAATAGACATGTCCAAAGAGTTCCAAGATGGATATCAAAAAGATTGGATCGTATATAATAAAGATTTTACCAAATTATTCTGTATAGCAGTTATTAAGAAAAATTCAAAATATATTTTACATGAATTTGTTAATATATTTGATGATCCTGAAAAAGTTTTTAAAACTTTGAATATGGGATACATGACAATGTTAGAAGCTGCGAGTAATCGTTCAGAATATAAGTATGTTATTGCTAATCATTCATTCTCCAAAAAAGATATTGATATCGAATATTGGAATAACTTAGTTTCAAATAATAAATTCTGGAATAAAGAAACTATCAATAAAGAAATAGATGGTGATGAATTTGAAGCCGAAATGGGCAAGCTAGTTAAAAATAAAGATATACATTTCAAAAATTTTAATTAGTACCCGATTGTCCATGCAGGTCTAGGTCTTTTATCCCACTCAAACAAATGATACTTTTCGTTATTATAAAAATTACGATATGATTCTACTGCACATTCAGTTTTATACTTGTCTGGCATGCTCCCGTGCTTTATTGAGGTTTTCAACTTCATACGAATACACAACACCAGTATCCAAATAAATTTCTATTCTTTTTTATGTTCCATTACTATTATTTTTCCTTTCCTTTATAATAACAATAACAATGGAACTAATTGTCAAGCCTTATTTGTCATCTTATGGGACACAGTTGGGTACATCTTTTTTACCTTTAATTCCTTTTTTCATTCCTACTTGCTTGTATCCGGGCCAGCATGGGTTAGAAGTATCTGTTTCTTTCTTCTTATTTTTATTGATTCACGTATACTAATTCTTCTAGACTCCTTGATCAATCCAACATTTTTTGCATAAGCAAGAGCACTTCCATGCCAATCTCTTGGATCTAAAAATCCATCCTCTATTGCTTCTGTCACGGCTTCATCCTGCCATTCAACTATAGCATTTTTATTCGTATCAGGCTTACCTTCATCATCTTTGGGATATAACCCCACATATTGACGATCTCGTTCAAACCATGTTTCAATAGCAGTATTTGATTCATCAAAAGAGTTACTACCATATTCAACAATTATTCTAGTTGATTCTGTTATATAGTTTGATGGATTATCTACAACTTGGTCTGGTAGTGTCCAATTTCTAGAATTCGGTGGTAACATTCCATCTTTCTCATATGAATCTAGTGTATCATTGTAAGTTTGACGTATTGCTGGTTTATCATCAAAACCATATTTTTTAACCACTTCTGGAAGAACTTCATCTATAAAGAATTGATTAAAACGCTCTTCCCTATTAAACATATATGATTCTGATAATTTGGTGTTAAATGGTAAAGTATTATTAGTAGGAAGTTCTGTTTCGTATGGTTCAACTTCCTTATTATAGCCGGAATCCCCATCTTGATTTTGGTGACCAGTAGACAAAAAAGTTACCAACTCTGAAGGGAAGAAATCAATTATTGGCCCCATCAACGTTTGAAAAAATGTTTGTGCTTTTAAGAATCCTTCATAATCCCCACTAGACAATTCAGATTTTATACGCACCATAGCATCTATAGCCTTTTCCCCATCCTTAAATTCCTTATATTCATTGTCGTTCATATAATCTTTTATACGATTTATAGTATCATTAATTGCGGATTTTATCTCCTTTGGTGACGGTACTTTTGTTGTTCGAGGGTGTTTATGCCCAAAATATATATCAGCGTCGTCATCATTATCAAATTCTTGTCTGTTCTGATAGCTTTCAAACGTTGCGGATGATAATTTAGACGTTTTCAGCAATTCATCTGCTTTTTCTTTTCTTTTTTTACGATCTTCCGTTTTTTTTCTAGCTTCTTCTTCTTCCGCATCTTCAATATGATATTTTTCATCATCATGCGAGTATGTTTTCCAATGATCTGCCCGTTTGTGTTTTAATATTGCATCTGCAATATCTCTTCTAGATTTCTCATATTTACCCGGTTCCGGCTTTTCCTCCGGAATATTGTTATCTTTACCATAATATGATGATTCTTTTAACTCTTTATTTAATTTATTGATCTTTCGTAGAGCTTCTTCTTTAGACTTTGCACTACTTACTTGATCTTTTTTATCGCCGGTATCTTCTGATGTTAGCCATATTGTATATTCGCCATCCTTTTCTTTTTGATATGTGTGCGTAAAATCTGATTCATTTATTTTTTCATTATCAACCATGTTTTTATTGACTTTTTTGGTATCTCCGCCGTCTTTTTCATAATCAGAAGGTTTAGCTAAATCAGGGATATCTTCATCGTCGTTGTTGACTTTGATAGGTTTCAATTTAAATGAACTATCTCCATAAGAATATGTTAGTACATGCTTCTTATCTTCAATAATAGCCCTCATTTCTGTAGGAAGATCAGCCCACTCAGTTTCTGACAATTCTTCAAATTCATCACAAACATCAAAATTTTCTGCGATGAGTTCATCACTCCCCATCAATTTTCTCATTCTTAATACTTCTAACGTTTTTTGTACACTCATTATTTTAAACTCCTAGTTTCCATTCCCCTCTGGCTTTATGTAACTCTTTGACTGCTTCTCTAATCAAATCAAGATACTGTGACCATCTAGGATCAGATGCTAACGGCTTATTTATATTTAGCTCTTCGAACGACCAATCTACCAAATCCATAGCATTCTTCCACTCTTGATCATAATCTTTTGCACCATCCCGCACTTTTCTTTTAATTTTTTTATAGATCAATTCCGGTAAAGGCTTTCTAGGCTCTAGATCCTTAAACTGAATTTCGTTTTTTTCTGCTTCATTCAGTTTTGTTATCTGCTTCAGGCGCATTATATTCTTCCAATATTAAATTTTTGTTATATTCATATTTATTAATTATTCTATTAAATTCTTCATCGGCAAAAATTTTTAATGTTGCAAAATCACCATCATTTCTTTCTATATCTTCTGGCAATATCCTATTGGGTTGTTCGGCCGCAAGTGTACTTCCATCTGCAAACGTCATAGGGGTTAATGAAAAATCTCTTTCCGCCATTTTTTCATACGCATATACAATTTGATTCATGGCTGTGCCCCAATTCATGACTAGCCTTAATGATACTACATAAGCTTTTGCCAATTTACCTGCATCTTGTCCGATGTCCGAATGTATAGGAAGCTCTGGACGCTCTAGGCTTGGAGGCTCTGGTACCATATATATCGGAACCTTTTTTTCTACTTCTTTAATGACCTCCCTTGTACCACAACCCGAAACAAATATAAGTAGTGACAACGCTATCAATATTTTATTCATTTTCGGCCCCCCATTGTAAATTGCCAATTTGTTCTAATAAAAAAGTATTAATTTCTAAACAACTTTCTGGAGTTGCACTATCTAATATACGTTGTAAGGTCTCTTCCGAAACTCTATTTCTATCTGATAAATTTTTTCTAAGATCTTCTAATATTGTATCAAATTCTCTTCTGGATTGTTCCGATGCTTTTTGTATTTTTTCATTTTGATCTTTTATGATAGATTCCATACGAAAAACTTCTTGTTTTTGGAGTTCCAATTTTAAATTTTTATTATCAATTTTAGGTCCATAATATATTATATGAGCTAGGATAATTCCCCCAATCATCAATGCTAGAGGTTTCCATGCTATCTGTAAAAAATTTAATGCTGTTTTTCCGAGTGCAGCAGTGCTTATAATAGCCATTATGTACTTTTACTTCCCTTAGTAGTTTTAGTTCTAGCAATATTATCCAAATCTTGTCTCATATTTCTATTTTCATACTCTATCTGTTTCAACCTTCGTAGAGTATTGTTATGTTGTCTAGTTATATTTATTAGATTTTGTTTGGTCTTTTTAAGATCTTGCTCTAATTTATTTGTCTTTTCTTCAATATCTTTACTTTTAGAAACAAGGTTGTTTATGGTATTAGCACAAGTAATAGTCCATTCCGATATTTTGCTTGTCCATTTTTCTATTTCTTTAACTTTACTTTTCTCGTCATTGATATCCATGCTTTCTTTAATCTCCTAAAAGTTTCTATAAATGATATGACCTTCAATAAACAACAGTATTCATGTTGCTGATAATGAGTCGGCAAATCATCTACATCTCCAAATATATCTATAACTTCGCGTATCGATAGCTCTCCCATAGTAGGTGCGGTAAGAGAGAATAAATCTAGGCTATTGGTAGAAAAGTTAATATATACCTTATGTTTATACAATAATTTTTTAAGGAACGGAAGAGCAAAAGAATGTGGATTTTGTCCTAAACAAACTATATCATCCTCTGGAGAAAAATATTCTAATATAAAATTAGCAAATTGCAATACTGCATCTTCTTCTGATACACCCTCTTCTTTTAAGAAAGAGTTAGATATCCCGTGCCAGCGAGTTCCCAACTCTGCGTCATTTATGCCATTATCAATAAAGATTATCTTATCCTCTACTCTATTAAACTCCTTATCACATATAACCAACGCTAAAGCCACAATAGAGTGCCCATCAGTAATTTTTTTATCGGTTTCTTGGTTTATTCCAGTAGTTTCTACATGAACAGCCAGATAATAATTTCCATCAGTTATCATTTGTTAGTAACTCCTTGTTCCATATTATGCTCTTTCATTATTTCGTTCTTAAAGTGAATCTTTAAATTCCTAGGCAGACATTTTTTAGAGTTTTCCTCTATCAATTTCTTTCATTATGTCTTCTGACATTAATTCTTCCAATAGTTTTTCGTGTCCTTTTCCTTATAATTAAGTTCCTCATTCTTTATTAACAATTGTATATTATTATCTAAACCGTGGCCTTTCATAAAAATAAAGTTATTCAGATTTAAATAGTGTTCAGCTAATATATAAAAAGATTCAGCCGAAAATTCATTCATTCCTTGATTTTCCCTTTGTATATAAGGAAATAAAATAGTCAAATCTATTATTTTTTGATAGTGTATACATTTATTATAAAAACTATTCAACCAAGTAGAATGATCATAATGTACTCCAAGAATTAACATACTGTAAATGAACATATCTACAAATGAAGACTCTATGATTAGTGGTAGATCATTAGAACGCTCAGATATAATAGCAAATTTATCATCTAAAATCTCTTCTTGTATTTTTTGAAATTGCACAATTGAGGTAGTACAATCTGCTCTCTTAGTTGGTATAGTCAAAAAACCTTCTTCTTGAAAGAAAGAAATGGCCTCACTTTTTCCTTGTCCGGGGGGTCCAGAAAAACTATATATCATTTTTATTGTCCATGGGTTTTATCCCTTGTATTTCTTACGAAATATAATATATGCAAGAGGTTAATTTGTCAAATGTTTACATAATCTTTTAGAGTTTATTTTTTAAAGTTCTTGTTGTGTAGAACCTGAAAAGAATTTAGGAATGGCATCTATATCAATAGGTGGTACTCTTTTAGCATTTTTAATTATTTTGTTAGTATATGCGGGTTTGTATCCCTTACTCGAATTTAAGCTCCATGTTATATGATAATGACTACCATCTGGACGCTCTGTGATCCCGTTAATGGATACAAGAAGACCCTCTATACCCTTGTTATCATTGACGTATCCTACCACCTTAATATCGTTTGGTTTGTTCGGTATATTATTGGGGTCAGTTTCCCCAAATTTTTCTGTAATATGATGTCCTAAAAAATTAGGGTATTTTGGTGAAAATAATTTTTCCAATTTGTTCCTTGAGTGCTGTGTTAGTTCATATCCAGTATACATTTAATTTGGTAATCCTGTTATATGTAAAAACTGAACATTTCCGACACTTTCTGTAGAGGCCCTTTGATCACCTTCAGGAGATCTTTGCGTTTGTGGATCTATATCAGTCCCTGCTAATATACTATTACGTATATCATTTTCAATTTTTATGTTCCTAGAATCTATAGAATAAATCCATAACTCTTCAAAAGTATTTCCAGTTTCTTTTCTCTTATACACTAGACAGGCTCCGGCTACCGTTCTTATGGTGCCTTCAAAATTATGATCTTGCTGTTCCTGTTCATCCTCATTGAAGCCAGTTTCATTTTCAAGTGCATCTTCAGACGCTTCTATATCATTTTCATAACGAAAAATTTTAAACATTATGAGCCTTCTAATAATTATACACATATTTATTCAAAATCAATACGGTTATATAAATAGTTTTATTATATAATTATAAAAGAAAAGTATATGCAAATAACTAAAATTAAAAGTAATTCCCATTTCCCTATAATTGTAGAAGATTACCCCAAGGATTATGATGGATGTCCATTTATTACGTTGATTAAATATAATGATGAAATTAATTTAAGTATAATAGACAATGTAACAAAGAGACATATATCTGCATATTGTTTAGATTTATGTCATCCTCAACAAATCTCCGAATTAGATATTATCAAGATAGCTAACGAATGGTACCATACTAATAAAGAGAATTACCCTATATCCATAGAGTTTTGTAAAAAAGGTGTTGAATTTATTACTTCAAAAATAATAAAAGCCTACTCTATTGATTATGTGTCTAGATTAATAGGGCCGGTATTTGTTTTTGAGATGAACAATCCAGTTAAAACTAGAAAGAGAAAACGAAAAATACCTAAAGAAAAGGCCACATTTCAGAAAAATGTTGTAGATTTTACTAAAACTATAGACTATTATTCATAATTATCTAAAATTTTTTGGCCCATATCTGTTACTTCCCCATTTTCATCAACCAGTCCGTATGACACTAACGCCTCTTGTCCTTTTGAGGTTAACTCTGCTCCATTTTCATATATATTAATATAACCATATCGATTTAATAAATCCACAGCAATGATATCTGTTTCACTATCTTGTATTTCTTCGAATGCAAGTAACGGTGTTATCGATATGTATATCGTTAATATTATTTTTTTTTGTGTAGAAGATAATAATATATTTTCTTGTTCCATAATATTTTTAAGTTTCATATTTACCATCCCTTATTAAATTTAATTGTGCAATTATTAAATATGCATATGGCAAAGCGTGCGATTTTCGAAGATCGCTTGCCTGCTCTTTCTTATATAATTCTATCCTAATTTTATTTTTATTTTTCTCTTTCAAATACCTATTTATTAATTTTCTTTTGCCGGGCCGTATAAGAGCTAAACAATCAGATATTTCTAATATACTCTTGGGCCTAATTTTATTTAGCAATTCATATGATTTTGAAAAATGAAATAGTTTAGGAACTATATTTCTATCCCATAACATTTCCCATTTTGGTTTGCGGTGCATGTACTGTATTAATTCTTTTTTTGAATCAAAATAATCCAAAAGTTTCAAGTGAATTATATCAATTTTAAAATAATCAAAATCTAATGCCTTTTTATATGGTATTGCTGATAATCCCGTGTGAGGATCTATTGGTATATTCTGAAAATAATATCCAACATTATGTCGCTTTAGTTCTCCATTTTCTACTATAGAAGCAGATGTTATATTATTGAATATATCAGGCGGGTTAGTCGTTGTTGTAACATCTATATCTATGTCCATTTTCTACACACCAATTATTTAAAGAGTCTATAGACATATTATACATCCTTGCTCGTTGTTTAGCTATGTTAGTATACAAACCATTAATATTTTTGAAGAAACTCCTGCAATTGCTAATAATTTCTTCCAACGATAACGAATTTAAAGATTCCAAATATTGATCTAATAATGGTCCATAGCTATCATCTGAAAATTGTCTATCTATCGCTTCTTCCAATAAAATAGTCATCAGGTTATATTCCAATATTCCATTTTCCATTAATAATTTATTGGCATCTTCAGTAAACAATTTTAAGATTACATTTCTAAATTCCTGTTCTTCTAATTCTATTATTTCATTATCGTTATCCAGTTCTTTATATATGGTAGATATATTCTCCTTTATCGTTTTTAATTCTTTATATACAGTAGATATATCGTCACTATTGTACTCTTTTTCTTTGTCAACAGTGTCAACCTTTTTTCCTATAATTGGCATTGGCATCTCAGATATAATTTTTTCTAATTCTTTTTCAGACTGTTCATATGAGAGGTCATCTATGTCAAAATCTCTTAAACGTTTACGCCATTTCTTTATTTCATCATTGTTTTTAATTCTTACATCATTTATTTGGGTCCAGTCAGTATTCTTAAGATAATATTTTTTTTTAGATTTAAGAGCCAGTATTTTATCATTTTCTTGTTTACTAGATTGACGTGTTTTCACATTTTGTATTTTCTTCATACTGGGTTACCGCCGCCGCCACCGCTACTTCCGGCAAATACGGATATATTAAATACCCCACTATTTCTAGGGCCAGTTATTGTCATAGTTGCAGTCAATGATCCGTTTCCATTCGTGTTAGTTTGAGAAATAAACGAAATTGTAGATGATAAATCACCCGAAAGTGGTGGGTATGAAGCACCATTATCTGTTCCATCCACGTCTGGGGATATTGTATATGTAAAATCTGACCCATCTTCGCCAGCACGGAAAGGACCATTTAACCAATTAGAGTTTGCTGAATTGCTTGTGAAAATTCCGCCGGTTGATGAAAACTCTATTGTTGATATCGTAACGCCCGCATCTTCTATATTAGTTATATCAGTAGGGCCTTCTACTACGTTTCCATCATCAGTGATAGAAGTAGATGGTGTTGGTGTAGGTGTAGAAGTAGGTGTTGGAGTTGGTGTAGCACTATTTGATGGTGTAGGTGTCGGTGTTGGTGTAGAAGTGACTCCAGCACTATTTGATGGTGTTGGTGTTGGTGTTAGTGTTGGTGTTGGTGTAGAAGTAGCTCCAGCACTATTTGATGGTGTAGATGTTGGTGTTGGTGTAGAAGTAGCTCCAGCACTATTTGATGGTGTAGATGTTGGTGTTGGTGTAGAAGTAACTCCAGCACTATTTGATGGTGTTGGTGTTGGTGTTGATGTTGGTGTTGGTGTAGAAGTAGGTGTTACTGATGGTGTTATTGATGATGTAGGTGTAGGTGTAGGTGAAGGAATTGGTAAAGGTGTAATAAATTCTCCCAAATTTCCATTTCCTCTAATTCCCACGATTAAATAATTAGCAACGCCCTCTATTACTTCACCGGAATTATTTTTATATATCATCGTAACCGTAGAATCTATTATGTCAGAAAAGCACTGAACATAATCAAAGCCATCAAAATATGTAAATGGTGATATTGTCCATATACATTCTTCATATGTGAAATTGTACCCTGCAGGGGAAACGGGTAATGGTATTTGTTCACCGTGATTTATTTGCCCCCAGTTCGCACCATATTCTTGGCCATTTATTGTATATGGTATCCATTCAGTACCATTATAGGAATATAATCTAGTATTTGTTTTGTTAAACCATAATTGTCCTTCTACAGGGTTAGCTAATATTTGATTAGAAGCGGCATCATCTGGTACATTTATATTTTCAGTAGATTCGGCTGATACCGCAAATTTTTCTAAAAGATGTAATAAATTTTCATTTACATCTTCTCCCCATTCAAGTTTTATACGTCCGGGAAATTTTACGCTAAAAGAGTCATTTAGACCTTTTTCTTCGACTTGTATAGGCTCTTTGGTCGAATCTGTAAAATTTATATTATATGTAATCACTTTATATATTATAATCTACAATTATATAATTGTAAATCCTTTAATAATTATCCGATAACCCGCGATGTTAATATAATCCTAAATCGCTTAGTCGTAACTCCATCGGTTAATTCAATTATAGCGCTACTTCTTTGTGCTGGTGTTATAAACCATTCAATAGTAGAATCTAATATTCCATTTCTAGGCCCAGATAAATTTCCTTCGATGTCAACTAGAGCAAAACTTGGTGTATTATTAAAAGAATCAATTCCCCAAGAACCAATATCTTCATCGGTTAAAATATTTCCCAACACTATAGAAGATTTCAAAACCCTACCATCTTTTACAAATTTTATACTAGTTTGAACATTTTCATTTGGAAGTTGTTCAAACGAAGAAAATGAAACAAAAGTATCATCAACTTCTGTAATATTTTCCGAATTATTATCATTTCCACTACGTACAAAGGCAAATACCACAAGGCCCATAATTACTGCTCCTACTCCTAAAATTATTAATTCCATTTTAGTTCTCCTTTTTTGTCACTACATTTATATTTATATTTATTATATTTGATTAAAATTTAAGATTATCATTATGGAGCAGTAGAGGGTTCAGTCGTTAAGGTTAAATTTATCCGTCCAACATTAGTGGAATTATTAACATCTACGATATCTAAGATTATAGTTAAGTTTCGGTCTACTGAGCTACCGCCCATTTCTGCACTGTATATTAAGTCACTCGATAAACTTCCAACAGAACCTTCTGACGGCCCTGTAAATGATAATACATTTGCTTGTTGTATATCAATTATTTGATAATTAAAGTCCGACGCATCAAAGCCGGAATTAAATATTGCCCATGTGTTTGCTCCCGTAGTACTATTTGATGGGTTTCCGTCGATTGAACCATCAGTTAATAATGATATTGATAATGTTGCTGGATTATCTGTGACCACCGCCACTGTAGTTATTGCACCATCCGAAATGGTCCCACTCAATATTTCTGATGGTGTAGGAGTGGGCGTAGGAGTGGGCGTAGGAGTTGCACTAATTGATGGTGTAGGAGTTGGAGTTACACCCGCACTATTTGATGGTGTAGGCGTGGGTGTTGGTGTCACATCTGCACTATTTGATGGTGCAGGTGTAGAAGTAGGAGTCTGGCTTGGAGTTGGTGCCAATGATTCGTTATGTATAGTATTAAATGTAAAAGATCCAAATGTGGTTTCTCCTGTTTCTAGGTCAGAAACTTGAATAGTTCCGATGCCTGATCCGGTTAATCCGGTGAACAATTTTCTACTAAGACTAGGATTAGGGCTTGACGGATTAGATATACTAAACACATCCCCGCCAAAATAACTCCAATTATAAGAAAAGTTACCACTACCACCAGCGATATTATAATCCGTTCCTAAGACTATTTGATCTGTAGCAATACATTGACTGCCAGAGCTAGCAGCACATGATGCAGAGAACGGATCATTAATAGTCAGAGTTAATGAATCGGGTGTAGGCGTAGGTGTAGGCGTAGGTGAGGCCCCTACACTTGCCGAAGGTGTAGGCGTCGCCCCCATGCTTCCTGAAGGAGTAGGCGTAGGGGGTGGATTAGGATCTTGAATATCACCTAAATTATTATTACCTGTAATCCCTACAATCATATAATTTGCTACAGCAGATTCTGGAGAGCCCGACCCCGAAAATACATATTCCATGGTAACATTAGCATTTTCATCGGTTCTACATACCATAGTTTCTAAAGTATCCAACTGATTAAAAGGAGATACAATCCAACTACATTCTGAGTAAGGAAAAACATATCCGTCATTTGTTGCAGGTCTTGGTATCTGTTCTCCATTTAATATTTGGCCCCAATTTGCCGTTATTTCTTCACCAACAGCATCTAAAGGTCTCCATTCATTATCATGATATATGTATGGTAAAAAATTAGATTTATTAAACCAAATTTGACCCTCTATTTGCTTTCCATTTTTTAATAAAGGATCGCCATTGGGAGAAATAATAGAATTAGTTTTAGACGTATCTGGGTTACCGGGATTAGAGGGGTCTTCTTCTGATGCAAAATTTTCTAAGAGATGTACAAAATTCTCATTTAATTCTTCTCCATAATTTAATCGTTTAAACCCAAAGAGAGTTATATCAACACTCTCTGTATCAATATCACGAGAATCTACAAATATAGAATCTGTTTGTATGTCAGTAAAATCTAGTTTATATTCAGACATTGAAATTTTTAGTTTTCCTCTACCAATATAAAATCTTCTAACACTGATCCTATCATTTCCGTATTAAACTCGGAGTCATCCAATTCATATACCCGCTGATTGTTGGCAGACGCCATTTCTTCGCTGGGTTTTCTATTTGAGCTTGCTACTATAACATTTTTTGTGTTAACTAATATGTACATTATTTTAAAAAATTATTTATAATCAAGTTATATTTATAACTTTTACGCATCTGAATATTATGGATCTTGTGGCATTATTTGCTCGCCAGCATTGCTATCGTTCCGAATTCCTATTATCAAATAGTTCGCAATCCCACTAAACAGGGTAGAAGACCCATTTTTTCTAAATTTAAACACAACGTTTGCTGCTAAATCAGTAAAACATTTCATAAAATCTATATTAGAATCATATCCTGTTGGAGACACTACCCACGTACATTCCGAGTATGGAAAAATATATCCTGTAACAGGACTAACTGGTTGTGGTATTTGTTCACCATCAAGGATAGTCCCATAATTTCCTGCCACATCACCTGATTGGGATAATGATTTCCATTTAGTGCCGGTATAATAATATAAATGATGAACTGTCGAATTATACCAAAACTGGCCAACCGTAGGATTTTCTAATAAATTTCCTGATGTTACCGATGTATCTGGATTTCCCGGATTTGAAGAATCTTCAGGTGAAGCAAAATTTTCTAGAAGATGAAGTAAATTTTCATTAAAAATTTCACCATATTCTCTACGTCTCTTCCCGAGTAAGGTTATATCAAGTGAATCTTGGTCTATCTTACCCTTTAATAGTAATATAGGATCAGTTCCAGAATCAGTTTTATTTATTTCATATGAGGATGATTGACAGTTAACCATTTAGTATAAATTAAAAATATTTATTCATTACTTATTTATCGTTAACGATAAAAATAAATTGTCAAGAAGAAAACCACCCATCCATATAGTATAATATAAGAATATATTACAACCCTAACTGTTTAATTATTTTGCGAACTGTATTACGTTTTTTAGAGTTTTTATTAAATATTTCCTTCCATCGTTCTGTATTTGTTGATTTTTGTATATGGTTTCTTATATCAGCACTAGCATAATTAATTAAGAACTCTTTAAACTTTTTGCTGTTTAAAAATAACCATGGAGATATTTTTCTACTCTTAATCAGTTTTGCAACATCCCGAGGATCCAATTCCGTAAACACGTTATTTATTTCTATCTCTAAAGCATCCGAAAGCTGATATAATGTTTCAAGTGATATATCTATTTGTTTGTTTACAGGTATCAATTCATCATATATTTCTAAAAAAGTTTCATACGTACTTTCATTAGACCAATCTTTAGGAGATAAATTATAACTATTACATATTTTTATATATGTTTTTTTGTTTGGTATAGATTTTTTCTTGCAAAAATCCATAAATCTTTTAAACGGCTTATAATGTATAGAATGTATAAAAGTATGCTTGTCAACATATTTCGTATTTTTTGCATTAGATCTCAACCAAAAAATATATAAACTATACATAGATTGGCCAACTGGGGTATTTACGATAAATTCATAACGATCTTTAAAATCACAATTATGTTTTTTTAAGTTCTTTTCATTTACAAATGTCTTATCACAGAAGTCACATTGATAATAGATTGGTATCATATTGCTTTTTTTATTTTGTTATACTTTTTATTATCATAATCCATATAATCTAATATTTCAAGTAAATCTTCTTTGTTTAAATTTTTGATAGCATATTTAGCTTCATTGGTACTAATCCCGTAATACGAACATATCATTCTTACAACATCTACATTAACCTTTTTCGGTCGTTTTATCCATGAATAACGTTTGCCCTTTCCTGAAGAGCAACAGCAGAAAAGATAATATAAAAGTGTCTTTTCCTTATGAAGAGAAAATATCATAGGATTCACTAATGAATTTAAGAGTTGAATTTGGACAGGATCTTTAGTACCTGAATACCAACGAAGCACCAGCAGCGGAAAAAAATCTTTAAAAAATTTCTCATCCTTGATAGCTTTAAAATCCTGTGAATCTATTTTAGAAATTTGTTCAAATATATCCATTTATCTCTTGGGCGCTATTATTTTATCACAAAATTTACAGTGTATATAGGTTCCTTTATGTGTTAGATAGTTTTTAGGATGAATACATTCATTTACCATCATTTGACGCAACATATGTATTTTATCCATAATAGGCATTCTCTCTTGATATAATTGAAGCATTTTTTCTTCATATGGTTTTAGTTCATCTATTAATTTTTGTAATTTTTTATATTTGCGTTGCCACGATAATTTTTCTGCATTATCTGCAAATTTACTTACTTCCTTTAATTCGTTTTTTACCTGTTCTTCTGTCAATCTCATGGCTATTATATCTCCGATAGTTTTATTAGACAGCTTGCAAAGTTTACTTCTTGGTCAGGGTGTATTGCATGGCGATACATATAATCTGATATTATAATAATCCCCCGCTTCCATTTATTGTTATCTGCAAACTTTTCTATTTCGTATAAGTAATCATATAAGAATCGATAAACCTCTACAAGTTCTTCATCCGAAAAATTCTCCGCCACAAGTTCTCTAGCCTGTATCCAATTATCTTTATTCATTAAATCTATTAGATCTAATTTGTCGCTCAATGTGCCATCATCAACCGCACTGGCACATAATTTATTATCATCAGTGGCATTTTGTAGTGCAGTTATTAGTTGCCGAAAATCATGGGAATATGCTTTAGAAAGAGTTTTAAGTACTTCGATATTACTCTTATTTTCAATATCTACACCTTCAGAATCCAATATATCGATACAGTATTCTAATATTTTAGACGCGCTAAGTTTAGAAAATCTAAATTCTGAGAATCTTGATCTTAATTCGGGCGTCAATTTATTAATGTAATTTGCAGTAAATATTACTCTTGAATTAGATTCATATTTTTCTAATATACCTCTAAGTGAATTTTGGGCGCTCAATGATAGCCCATCTGCTTCATCAATAAATACAATCTTTTTGTCACCCATAGGAACAGAAGTTACATGGTTTATGAGTTTAGTGCGTATGCCATCTATTTTACCATCTAATGAGCCATTGATCACTAATACATCTGACATATTCTCCTTCTCAACCAAATGATTTATTAATATATAAGCCAAAGTGGTTTTTCCTGAGCCTCTGACACCATAAAAAAGAAGATGGGGTATATCCCCATCTGATATAAATTTATTAATTTGTCTTTCCTGATCAGTGTTTTGAAATATAAAATTTTTTAATGTGTCCGGTCTATGTTTGGTCCACCAAAGTTTTGTAGGCATGTATTATTCCATATTTAAATTATGGTGGAATAATACATGCTTGAGGGGAAAATTTCAACTTCTGTTTTTTACCTCGTCAATTAGTTTTTTTCGTTTTTTATCTTTATCGAATGTTTCTTGCATTTGTTTTAGCCGTTTATTGTTTTCCTTTATAGAATCATTCACTCCAGTAAAAAACTGTTTCAGCCCTTCATTATCAGATTTGTTTTCTTCATTAACCGTAGATGTTATTGCGTAGGGGGGCTGCTTATTCTCTTTTAACGACATAGCTACTTTATTAGTATATACAGTTAATGCCACTGCGGCAGGGTCAAATGAAAGTACAATGATAAGAACAAACCAAAATACGGCTTTTTCTCCTGTAGCTCCTAGAGTTTCTACAACAAATATTATAGGACCCACTTTCTGTTCCACTTCTCCCGTTTCTATTCGTAATACAGAAATATTTTCCTGCTGCTTTTCTAATTCATTAAATAATTTTTCTCGTTCACTAAACAATTCATCTATTCTATTTCTAAGTTCGGTTTTTTCAGGTTCTCTTTCTTGTATTAATTCCCTCCTAACGGTAACAAAATTATCAGGGACCCTAGATATTTCATCATCTATATCTTGTATACGAGATTTATTGTCGTCTATTCTTTCATTTATTATTTCTATTTTTTCTAATGTCCTATCAACTCTGTTTTGGGCAGTTTCTAATTTTATATTCTGATTTGTTACTTGTAAATTGCCTTCTTGGTAAGATGTTATTATATGACCATATATCCCTAATGAAGTTATAGTCATCAAAAACATTATTAAAATAATTATAATTACTTTAGATATTTTAGTAGTTTTATCCCAAAATCTATATAAAAAGGACGCTAATATTAGTTTCGCAACCTCAATTGCAGTACCCCAATAAACGGCGGTTTCTGAAAAGGTTTGCACTAATCCAAGCACACTAAAAAATACAGCTGCACTAGCTATAAGTAACGTGCCACATATCATTAAAATTAAAAATGTCATATTTGTTTTTTTTATAATAATATTTATCAAATTAGTTCTGGTTCTGTATCACTTACAGCTAACACTTTGCTTTCACTAGTTATCCAGAATTCTTCATCGGAAACTTCATCCAATTTTATAGCTCGCGTCCATTCCATTGGCTCTATTAATATGAACTGAGATTTTTTTACTTCTGTAACATTTGGCGAGCACTTAAGTATTTTTCCCCATCTTGCTTGATTTATTTGATGCTCTTCATTCTCTTGCACAATAAGTCCTGCATCTGTTTTTTTGGAAAATCCCCTATTACTCGTATTTTCTAAAAACGTAAATGCTATTTTATCTTCAATTAAATTAATCGATTTCATTTATTTTCCTCATTTTTTGATGTATCTTTTTTAACAATAGTTCTCTTTTTATTAGTATTTTTTGGCGTGGTTTTAGTTTTTGTTTCTTCTTTTTTTATTTCTGGACTCGGATTTTTATTATCTTTAATGTTATCCATGGAAGAACGTCTACTTTTTCTCCTCCGTCTATGAACAAAATCTTCTCTTTTCTGCACGTCCATAATTCTAGGTTTATTTTGTGTTCTATTTTTTGCTTAGTTTCCAGCAGATCAAAATCTACTATTTCGCCTTTAACACTGGTTGTTTTTCTAGTAGCCATATATAATATTCTCCTTTTCTTTCCAAACCCAAAAAGATCTCTCTCTTTGTTTATTTGTCTATATTCTATAGTATTTAGTAATACATTTTTTACTTGACATTTAGTGAATATGTAAGATAAGATGTTAGATTAGAGATGTTACCTCAAGAATTCCTTAATATCTAATTCAAAATAAAAACTATCTATATCATGTACTTCTAACAAATATAATATATACGAACAACATGCACTCCCTCTTCCGGGGCCCCATATTACATTATTCTCTTTAAAAGTATCAATTATATATATCATACATCGAAGTACATCATACATACCTAACTCGTTATATTTTTCGATTTCATCTGCAATTCTATATAATCTTTTTTCTTTTTCTTTATTACTCATATTAGAAATATTATGCCGTTTTTTAAAACTTTGCATGATTATTTTTTGAATATCTGCATCCATATAACTTTTCGGAATGGCAAAACTAGTGTTAAGAGAATTATTGGTGGGACTAGATTTTACAGTAACTTTAGGCATTTCTATATTTGACAACGAAGCAAACCTAATAATTTCTTGTTTGGCGTTTTCTGACACAACATCAGAGCCAAAAAAATTTAAATCTCCTGTCAAAATTTTATCATACAGCCCATTTATATTTATGGAGCTTTTCCCGTCAATCCATAAATCCCTAAAATTTAATTTTTCATAGTATATGCTTCTTCCCATGTGGATATTATTTATTATACATAATCTTCTGGGATGCTATTACTTTCGATTTGATCTGGCAGTTTATGGGAGGATTGTTGACTTCCAATAGCACTCGCCTTTTCTTCGGCCTGTTTCTTTAATTCGCTTAGAGAGACATTGGCTAAATTAGAATCAGGTTGTAAATTTGGATTTGGATTTGGGTTTGGATTTGGTATAGGAGTTTGTTGGCCCATTATAGGTTGCGTATGTGGTTGTGGTTGTGCTTGTTGAAGCTGCTGAGAAATTTTTTCCTTTAAAGCGTCTGTAATATGATAATACACTATATTATTAATTTCATCCAGAGCATCATCAGTTAATGATAGTTTTTCCATGGTAACTGGCTCTTTCAGGTACATTATCTTAGAATATATTTCTTCCCATTGCTCACGATTAGGCGACCAGTCTTTATTCTGAAATTGCATAATTCCGGTTAACCAAGTTTTAAACTCAGGAACTGTAAACTTTTTCTTTGTTTTCTTATTCATAAATAGAGATCTCCTATTACACTATTCTTTAAATATTTATTGTAGTTATCTGTTGGTGACACGCATATCCAATGTGTTGGACCAATGGGATGACATAGCATTGTACTCTTATGTAATGAGGGTGTTCGTATTTTAGTAGAAGGACAGTAGTCCAATACTCTAACTAACCCCATTCCAGATTCTACGTAATCTAGTTTATGGTTATACACTACCGCATCATAATTACCTTTAGTCAATTCATGCACTTCTAATATATCCAGTTGTGAGGTTTCTTGTGAATATATTAATATATTCCAATTTGTTGGTAATTCTATTACATACCCCATTATAGATACAAGTAGTGAAGATATTTCCATTTCCTCAAACGTTATTATTTCATTTAGCATAAAATCCTTTTCTTTTAAAGAAAAAGACCAAAAATATTCCGACTCAGTAGGAATATCGATGCTCTCTAATACTATAGGATAATTATTTTCATCTAAAAACATCATATTATTCTAATACTTCCTTTTCCAGTTCTTCTTTTTTAGGGTCGCGATTAAGCAATTTTACTTTCTTTAAACATTTTTGTACAGTCATTTCTTTATTTTCATGATCTACTTTTATATGGTCAAAAAAATATTTTTCTTCTTTGTATATTTTTTTTCTTTTTCTAGCATGTCGCATAGAAAATTTAACATTTGAGTATATATCTATAAGGTTTACGCTTTCCTTGTCTTTAGCTTTTCTAAGCCCTCTCCCAATAGACTGCACAATTTTAATAGAAGATTTGCCACCATCAATTAGAAACATATTAAATATTCTAGGTATATTGAGGCCAGTACTAGCAAGATTATATGTAGCTATACCAATAATTTCATTTTCCGTCTTAAATGCTTCATAAATGGGTTTTCTATCTTTTATTTTAGAACTGATGAATATTGCATTTTCTCCTAGTATTTTTTGTAATTTATTTCCAAAATCTATAGTATTCACTAAGATAAAAGAGTTTCCATATTCTTTTGTCAAACACTGAACAAGACTTGCAATACTGTCAAATCTTTCGGGATTTCGTATTAAATACGATTTTTCATTTTCATATGCAGGAAATAATTTATGGTTTTTAAATTCAGTATATGACATTTTTTTATCTTCTTCCGTCCCAGCAATCCCTTTGAATCTATTCCATTCTTCGGTAAAATCTTCCTTATATTCTACCATAAGAAGTTTAAGTTGAGCTAACCAACCTATCTTCATTAAATAATTCGCAGGAACTTTTGCCCTTACTGGCCCCAACACTGAAAAAACTTTCAACTTATCACACATATGCTCTGGAATAGTGCCAGTCAGCCCTATTCTAACCGGAATGTTCTTTCCTTGATTAGAAAGAAGCTTAAATAAACTCTGTGCTTGTGATCCATGACATTCATCTACCATGACCGCATGAAAAGTTGATAATAGTTTAGGGTTTTTAACCAATGATTGCCATGTAGATACAACAATTGGTTTATCAATTGTTTTTTCATCTGCATAATATGCGCCAACATCCAACTTAAATGAAGCAATTTCATCTTTGGTCTGATGTATAAGGTCTTTATTTGGTACTACTACTATAACTTTTAATTGTTTTTTACTATATATGTCAGCAAGAACCGCAGTGATTAATGTTTTTCCACCACCGGTACCTACTCGTATTATTCCATCATGTGCCTCTAAAATATTGTTTATGGCTTTAACTTGATGATCACCTAGCTCCCATCCATATTCAGAAAAGTAATCTTTATTTACCGGCATAATATCTAACTTAAAATCATGTCTATTGTTTTTTATCTTTATCGTATAGCCATTGGATTTTAAATCATCTACTATATCTAATAAAATGCTAAGATATGTTCGGTTTCCATTTGTGAAAAATTTAAATTTACCATCCCATCTGTTCATTTGATAATCAGGATTAAAAAAGTAATTCTTAGTATATACAGAATATTTGGCAACCAAGTCATTAGTATCTTCTATTTGTAAACCCGCAATAGTTGCATGGACATAATCTTCTATAACTATAGTAGCCACCTTGTTTGGTAAATTGACCATATTACTTTAAATGTAGGGTTATTCCCTGCATTTCCTTTTCTCGTATTTTTACTATATTATTAATACTATATCCTCGTTGGTACAATTGATTAACAATAGAGTCCGCTATAAGATATAACTCCTTTACTTCCAAATATACCATAAATATATCTTTATAGTCTTGACTATCTTCCGCCAATTTATCTAACATGCGGTCGGTTAGAGACTTTTCTGAAGTTCGCATTAACACTCGTATATCCTGTGCTTTTTGATTTTTTAACAGGTATTCTAAATACTCCACCATAGTTTTCAAATTAACCTTTATTTCATCATAATAAGCAAGCCATGATGATTGTTCTATATTAACGCGTTCTATGTTTTTATTGTCTAAACTTAGATTATTTTTCCACCCATATAGTTTTTTCTCATACTCATTTATTATTGTCAAGGCATGTGCAAAATCTTTTCTTATTCTTTTTAAATTTTTTGAACTCATATTTAATGTTTTATTCCATTATTTTTGCCATACACTTGTAGCCCTAATAATTCTTGTTGTGTTTTATCTAGTTTACTTTCATCAAACGTCTCGTCATCTAATATTTTTCCATCTTCATTTATAAAGGTTGTTTCTATGCTATCTTCATCATATACTTCATTAAGAAACTCCATCATAGCATTTTCATCTTGAGTTTCCAACACTGATATAGGCATATTTAACGTTATAGTACTGGCCCATTTCCAGTAATTATTTTTAGTTATTTCTATATCTTCTGTAACATCTTCTGCAACATTTTCTGCAACATTTTCTGCAACATTTTCTGTATTACTGTCATCTATAACAGAAATTATATCTCCTATAGAAAAATCTGAAACTTTAGCAATGATGGAAATATAGTTTAAATTATCAATTACTGGATAAACACCTTTTACTAATATGTTTATGGGTTTACCATCATATATTACATCTTTAATAGCATCACTCAATGGTGGTAAAAAAACTTCCAGTATTTCTTGAGTAGTCGCTAAATAATGCTGCTCTCTTTTTTTAAATAATTTTTTTAAATTTACCTTACTACTTCTCATCCTTTTCCTCATCATTCCCAAACTCTAATACAACATTTTCGTCCTCATCCATTTCTCTAAGTTTATTATATATTTCTTCTATAACATGGTTTGAATTGCGTTCTTGAAACTTATTCCCTTCAAAATCATACCATGCACCAGTTTTTTTTATTATTCCTATATTTTCTGCTGCTTCTAACACTCCACTATATGGATCGATTGGACTATCATATGGTATGTCTACCACACAGGATTGAAATGGTTTAGTAAATCTAGTTTTTTCTGCGAATACTTTTAGGGCTATACCTTCAACCTTTTTAGTTGTTTTATCTTTAAGTCTCCTATTAGTCAAAAGTATAATTTGGCTAAATGGAAATCGCATGGCATCTGTAATTATATATGGTTGCACTTTTGCCATAATGGGATCTTGATTTTTATACGGCTGTTTTGTCATAATACAAAATATATCTAAGCTTTTTATCTCATGCGCTATATCCGCCGCAAATTGTTTAAGCTGTTTAGCATGCTGTCCCTGATCATTATGCACTTCACCTTTTTCAGATTTTTCTACATGTGTTTTTGTTTTAAGCTGATCCATACTATCAATCAAGATTAACGCAGGTGGCAACTCGTCTTTATTATCTCTGTACATATTGATGAATGCAGCGGTCACTTTTTTAGCAGCTTCTAATGATTTAACATCATTATAAAAAAATGTTTCTGAGTTTACATCTAATCCTACAGCTTTCATATAATTATCATCTAAAGCATGTTCTGAATCAACTATAAACACAATATATCCCATATTTTGAGCTTCTACTGCAGATTGAATGGCCATAAAACTCTTTCCAGCACTAGAAGGGCCTGTCAACATAGATACTCTACTCGATGCATATCCTTTGTCATATGATCCCGTAATCGTTTTATTAATAATATAGAAACCGGTACTGAGCCAATATTTAGGTGGCGCAGAATTAGTCGTAACATCTTTCATTTTTTCTATATCTTTTTTAAATTTATTCAATGGGTTCGCCATTAATTTCTCCTTTTAAAGAAAAGACTATATCAATATGATATAGTCTTTATTGTTTTACGTCAATGAGCAACTCAAGATTTCTTTCTTCGGCGGTTTATTATTGCTTGTAATTCAGCATCTTCGTCGTCGTCTTCAGCCTCTTTAGCAATTTCTTCTATTGCTTTTTTTGCTTCATCCTGTTCATCATCCTGTTCATCATCCTCACCTTCCTCACCTTCATCTTCTTCATCTTCTTCATCTTCTTCAAAGTTACCTTCTAAACGTGCCAGCATTGCTGCGCGTTTTTCAGCGCCATCTAGTGACTTTACCTTTTTATTCTCTAAGCTATCTTCATCGTCCACACCACCAGACATGTGCTTCTCAAGAAATTCATTAGCTTTATCATAAGTAATCTCTTCTGGTAGAAGAGTTCTATAATCTATAAGCTCGACATTTTCCAAATATTCATCAGGTATAGAACTAGGTTTACGGTCAAATGATGATCCTATATCATATTTAAAATATTTACCTTGCTTCACTTTTTTAATATTGAAATTATACCCCTCATCAAAATCCCATGGTGGCATGTCGTCATCGTCGAAAAATGTTCCTAATTGCTCCATAATCTTTTCATATATTTGAAAGCCTAATTGCAGTGTTGCAGTCTTTCCTACATACGTTTCTCCCGTTTCAGAATCAGGTGGAAGAGGATCCTCTATTATAATTGCTCTAATTAAATGCATCCGATCACGGTAGTAGTATTTTCCGTTACTAGAATCATCCCCTTCTGATTTATAGTATTCCTGAGATAAGTCACAAATAGGGCATTTATGTCCATACATTTTAGGACATGGAATTTTTCTAATATTACCGCCTATCGTTAATTTATGCTCCAATTTTTCTATAAATGGAAGAACATTTTCTTTATTTTTATCTGGAAGAAATCTTACCTTAGCGATTTCATCTTCCGCCATTAGCCAAAATGGATATATATCACTGTTCTTAAACTTTTGTTTATCCCCACCAGAAGTTTTCTTTTTTGCTAACTCTTGAATTTCTTTCATCGTTAATTTTTTAGCCATATTTAATCTCCTTTCTTAAATTTCTTAAGTTTCTTAGGCTGTCTAGTATCGTTTCTAATCGTACTATCTCTATGGCACCCCATGTGCCTTTTTCTATGGATACAGGATGTATCCAATGTTCTTAGAACATTATATAGTCTTGAATGTATTACTGCAACACTGTTCTAAAAAAATCGTCTCTTTCTAATTCTTTCTTAAGTTTAATTAGATGTTTACAAACTCCCGGTGTATTATGTGGATTCACAGAGGGTCTATCCGTTTTCTTCGCATACGCTTCTGGTGGGTCACCTTGTAGACTCTGATCATTATAATTATATTTGGCAAATCTCCATCTAAAATCCTCACAAGTACATCTAACCTTTACATCATTATTTGTTCTATTATCTTTAACATAAAATGGCGTTCCACCAGAAGATATAAGTTCAAATACTACCTCGCTCGTTCCTTGCATATTATTAAATTCTTCTTCATTTATATATTCAACATCATCTATCGATATGATAGATTGATATTCATTAGCATCAGGGCCACTAAAGGTCCTAGCTTTAACTTGCATCATTCCTTGCTCAACCAATGGTATATATTGTACATCCTTAACTTGTACCGCATTAGAATTAGTGTCTCTATCGGGACCAAATGAGTTTCTAGTCACCGATACTAAAGAACCCATTGTCCTTTCAAATAAAAATAGAGATTCTAGTTTCATTCATAACATTATATATTATGTTCTATTTATATAAATCTTCAGGCTATACTAATAGGCATCGGCATATCATCTAGTGTCTTAGGATCGTCTACAAATTCTTCATCAAATTCTTCCTGTTTATCATCCTGTCCTTTTATATTATAAATCTTATCGAACGCATATGGATTATAGTCAGCCATTTCTTCTAACATTCTCATTAGGATTAATAATGCTGATATAGTGTCATCAGTAGATCCCACCTCTGCCTTAAAGTTGGCGCCTTGACGCGTATAGCTCTTTAGTTCTTTAATTATTTGTTTAGAATAAAATTTATATGATCTTGTTTCAATCATATTTTTAAGTTTCATACTAGCTGTACGTTTAGTTGTTTCAGACATTGAAAGACCTAGCCTCTTGTTGTTACTATCAGAAATGAGGTATGCGCTTTGCGGTGGTGATTCATCATATTCATACAATGCCAATATACTTGCACCCAATCCATTATTCTCTACAGAGAAATAGACTTCTTTACTATTTTGTTGCAAAAATAGGAGAATATTCTTAAGTCTGGAATATAAAAATTTTTCATTTGTGTTATTAGATCTAAATTCCAACACCTGTTCCATACTCGGAAATTCCGTTACTTCAATAACAGAAAAGTCACTTCCTGATCCTGATGCAACGTCAACAGACACTAAATATGCCATGGATTTATTTATCTTCTTAAAGAATTCAAGATCTCCAATCTTGAATGCTACTGGTGGGTCTCCGCCGTTATCCTTATATTTCTCATCCATTTCATTTTCAATGTTGTTGATGATCATGGTATCAATAAGAGTATGATCTTCTGATAAAAAGCGACAATTGTGACTTAATACACCATTCAAAAAAAACATATTACTGGAAGACTCAATTACATCGTATACGTCTGTTTTTTCATCTGTTTTATGTATGCCGTTGACTATTTTAACAACATTGCTATTTGTTGATAATAGTTGGTCTCCTGATTTTAAATTAATAACTTCAATCACATCTAGGTTCGTATTAATGAATTTGTGGTGTTTAGTAACCTTAATTTTAGTATTATCAGAAAAGTTTACTTCATAAATTTTCTTACTTCCCATATTAGCTATTCCTGTAAAAGATTCATAGCCATTGATTGATTTTATTTTCCAGTTATTATCATTGAACGCCAAGTTATTCATATTTGAAACTCTTCCTTCTATTTTCTCTACTATCCAACATTTGCAAATTATGGTGTCCTAAGATGTTTCTTTTCCAACACATACACGATCCCCACATGTTCGTAAATAACTCATGGTAGAATTGTTGAAAGAAGCTGTTTTTCTACAATAGGAACAGACTTTTTTGTGCTGGGGGAATAAACTTTCAAAAAAATCTTCATATGATATATATCCATTTTCCTTAAGGTGCATCAAAAATCTACCGTTTTTTCTACAATACTTATTTCCATCTAATGGAGAAATGACATATTTTCCAGTCAGGCACGGTGGTGATAAATTAAATATATCTTTATTGTTGCGTAGACACTCATATGCTAAAGAAATTGGTACTTTAACAAACATGCGTTCATCATTGTCGCTCAACTCTATTAACGAGGTCGGATGGCAACACTCATACTCTTGATACCATTTTCTTTTACCGATCTTCCCTATTTGCTGACGTTTAAATTCTTCATCCCTACCCGGTGGGGCATCCCATGGAACATGCTTATATTTGAACGAATTTATCTCATTATTTGCTCCCCGCCATAATTCTGCAAATAAATTTGAGTTTCCATTTGGAGTAGAAGATATTATACACTTTCCTCCCGTAGCCAAAGTTGGAGATATAGATGTCCAGAACTTTTCCTGTATACTGGACTTAACGAATGCGAGTTCGTCACAATTATGGGTGTATACTTTATTCACAATTACAGTATTAGAATCAGTTTTAAATATATCATAAGTCTCACTGAGATTTTTTTCTGTAATATGTATTATTTTTTCTAATCCCTCGGTAGTATGAATTTCGTCATTCTCTTTAAATTCATTAACCGGAATATATTCACCAGATTTTGAACAATGTCTATGATTTTTAGTTGAGTGAATTGTTTTTCCGGATTTAGTCTCTATTTCTATAGATTCAAAATCTTTTTGATTTTTTGTTACTCCTAAAAAATCTTCCCATCCATTTGGTGTTAATATTTCATATCTATTATTTTCTACCAGTGATTGTTTTTGTGTATTTTTGTTTCCCGCAATCATATATTTTATAATACCCTAATATGCTGGCTATTTTATTTATAGAATAGTTATCATTCTCTAACTCTTTCGAGTTTTCTCGTACTAGTTCTCGCATATTAAATTTATGCATTCTGATATCTCTTTTAGCAAAACTGTAATCAGGTTTTAATTCTTTTACCAAATTAAAACCGGTCTTTTGGTATAGATTTCCTTCTGAATATCTGAGGTCTGCAAAGGTCGAAATTATAACCGATTTACCCTTTTCGATTTTCCGTTCAAGCCCTTTCAATATTTTTGAAAATCCACCTATAACTAAAGTACTAGTAGCATATCGTGTCAATTCATATTCACATTCAGACTTTTTCCTAAAAACCCCAATAGCAACTAATTCATTTGAATCATCAAACAGCCCTATGTAAAATGATCCACTAGACCTCCCCTGAATGTGGTTTCGCTCTAAAAAATTCTCAACATTTTTATAATCCAAGACGCCTTTGCAATAAGTATTTCTAGCATACAATTTAGTATCAGATAAAAGACCAAGTTTTGCCAATAACATTTTTTTTACTATATTTTTTTTATGTAACCACTCATCCTGAAATATGGTTATTAATTTTATTCCTTGTTCTTTACATTTCAAATATTTTTCTCTATGATATGTTGTATGTTTATGTATCTCAGAATGCCAATATAGCCCACAATATTCTATTGCGATTTTTTTATCTGGTGCATATATATCCAATTCTATCCCACTGATGACATCTCTGACATTAGATCGTAGATCTACATCATATTCTTTTAAAAAATCATATACTTCATTTTGTTCTGTTGATGTGTAATAATATTTACGATCAACATCCATCTTTCCTAACCATTTGCAAACACTACTAATATGCATCCCTATTTCTTGAGATATCTCTGTAGCGGTTTTTTTATTCTCTATATGTTGTTTTTTTAAATAATTTTTAAACTCGCTTTCATTCTTTACATTTATATTTAACCTTTTTATACATGTATCCCTATAATTATTTTTATATTCTTCTGTTTGTTTATATTCTTTAGATTTTTGGTGCATTAATTTCATGTGATCTGGGTTGTCTTTCAGCCATTCACTTTTTTCCTTTCGTGCTTTAGGTGTTTGGGTATAAGATGGGAAACCATATCTTTCTAAATTAGTTTTAATTGCTTTAGCTCGTATGCTTTTATTTTTTAAGATATATGGTGTTCCATATCTAACCATATTAGTTTCTTTTGATCGTTTCTGTACTTCAGGTCTGATAGAGGGATGTCCCCCATTTTCTTCTTGGGTTTTTTTTATTTTTTCTTTTTTATGCTTGTTGTTATTTGCGCATTTTGGCGAGCAAAAAGATCTATAATTTCTTTTTGCTTCATTCCATTTAACATTTTTAACACCACATTCTTGACAGGATGGCGTGTCTTTATTATATTCAAAATGCCATATGAGTTGTGCAGTTACTGGCGTTCTATCACAAATTTTTAAATGCGACGTATGTCTTTTTAAACTATCAACAAATTCTTTAGGAGGTTTGGTAAATTTGTTTGATATTTTCCTCTTTTTTTCAATATATTCTATTATTTCACTCTTTTCCATTAGACAAATCATCATAAAGCTTTTCTAGTGTAATCTCTTTAACCTCGCCAGTCAATTTATCTCGTACAGTAACAGTAGAATCTTTATGATGACAATACAATAACGATATCGCCATACCTCGGCCAGAATCTTCAGTGGTAGTAGTAGAAACTATCCTTGAGCCATTATCAAATTTACATTCGTGCTTGTTCCATGAATCATCATCAATTCCGGGTTTAATCCAATTATCCAATTCTTTATATGCATATTGAACTTTTGAAATAATTTCCATCGCATTAGTAGAGTTATTAGATACTACCAAAACTGTTACATCTTCATTAAATATTGCATACCAAAGAAGATAGGCACAAATTGATTCGGTTTTACCTGTTTGTCTGGCACTCATAATAATTACATCATCATCACTATTATAAAGATCTACCATTTCTTCCTGATAGTCATACAATGCAAAAGGAATTTTACCCCTTTTGGGGTGTTTAACCTTGATATAATTTTTTATAAAATACTTTGGATCAGTAGAACAGCGCATGAGTTCTCTGACCATACTCTGATCAAATTCTATTTCTTCATGTGCTTTTTTTAATCTAGGGTCTCTACGTCTACTCATGCAAATATCTATGAAGGGTCACAGATATTTATTATTGTTTTAAATAAACGACTTTAAAGAGAAGACCTTAAAGAGAAGACTTTAAAATTTTGTTTTAGCATAATAATATGGCGAGATATTAGAAAACTCCAATTTTAAACCATATTCTTGCTCAAAATTTTCTTCTCCCAATGTAGATTTAAGGTGTTCATATTTTCTATTATCTGAAAGTTTTAGTATGTCACTTTCTCTATCATTTAATAAATCTAACTCAGTATAATCTAATTTCAATTTGTTCTTGAATTTTATATTACCTAATTCTCCAGTTAATAGTGCTTTTCTATATAAACTATCAGGGGTTCCAGTACGCATACATATAATTTTATGATTTCCATCACATGAAGATTCTACAATTGGTTTGTCGCTTAACTTAGTAAAAAATTTATTATCTATACGTACATTATCATAAATGTCTATTACTCCATTATATCGCATTCCCCTAATGTCACCATTATCATTACCAGATTGTGTTCTTACGGTGTTACCCCTATAACTCAGTTCATTTTTTATTATTTTATATTCCGAATCAGGCGGGGAAAAGATAGTCGTATCAGACCTTAACAGGTTCTCTAGTTTTTGAAATGTACCACTAGTAAAATATGAATTTGGTCCGTTGTACCGAATAAGATAGCCTTCGTTATGTTCTAATATATATTTAATATATTTCAGCAGGGTATAGATCGTCTAGACGTTTCAATAATAGTATTACCATCAGATTTCATGTTATCTAACATAAGCTGTTGATGGTTGTATAATTCATCCACTTCATAAAGTTCTGGTGCGTCGGTTGGAGAAATACTTTCTATGCTTATCCTATCATCCGTCACTATCCACGAGTACTCTGGAAAATTGTGTTTTAAACTCCGTCGTAAACTATCTAAATATTTTTCCTTTTTAGTAATTGGCGTTTTTTCCCAACTAGCAGAGAAGTCTACTTTTACATGATATAAATTTTTTCCTACTTTATTCATTTTATAATCTCCATTTTATAATCTCCATTTTCCCTTTACTATATGTATTAGCGTCCTATGACCATCGGGGTATATCAAGCAATGTGTATGAAGCCAGCTTGAAGGACCAGAAGCATATTCCAAATCTATTCTGGCACTGACCCCCACTTGATATGTTCCATGTAATATTCCGGGGGTATGACTGTGACCTATAATAATTTTGGGTCCCATTTTAGATAGATTACTTAAATTCCCCCGTGTTCCATTAGGCCCCTTATCACCATGGTAACCTATTTCTATTCCTTTTATAACTCTTTTAGGATCTCTCTCATCTCTACTAAGAAATGTAGTATTTTCTATATTTGCTAATCCTCTACACGACTCTGGATTTTTACACCAAAATTCAAATGCATCTATGGTTTTATAGCTAGTGGGTGTTTCTACCACATTTTTATATTGATAATATTTCATATAATGATAAAAAAGTGCATTTTCTGGATCTTTTTTAGGATCAGCCTCTTTTAACCACCGATCAAAAGCCTCATCATGATTAGACCTAACAATTATATTTTGCATAAAAGGTCTGGAATGTTTATCAACGAAATCTGCTGAAATTTGTAGGCTTTCTTCAACATTATCCCGTTTTTTAAAATGATGCTTTCCAAATGCTAATATATCATTGTCTCTATGGTGATGATTTCTAGAATAAAAATCCTCTAAATCATGAATAACCCAATTTTCTGGTTTTAGTGTGTTAACTATAGAATCGTCGTTGGTATATGTTGCCTTTTCTACATTTTCATCATGAAATACTGCATGTATATCTCCCGTTATAAGTGCAGGAATCGAATCTGTTTTACGAGATCCATCCGCAGTATAATAACGATCTAAATCATAAAATTCACCATCATCATTTGCATGAATATGTCTAGTATAAAAAGCGTCACCATCTATTTCCACAATAGTCCCTGCATAACAGTGGTTAAATTCTCCTTTGTGTCCCGCTTTACTATCTGTATAGTTAGGTTGTGTTATTGAACCTGTAGTAGATAATATTTTAGGCATGGATTTGGCTGGAGTTGGAACACTCTTCAATTGAATTGACGGATGTCCAAATATGGCAGAAGACTCTCCGGTATAAGTTTCAAAACCACTTAATGGGTTAACTGCAGTGGGTTGTATTTTTATATTCCCCATTATATCAATATTGTTGTTGAGTTTAACTCTTTTTTCGACCAAATATTTTTGAATTCGGTGATCCCACCATTCATTGTCTTTATTCATATCAGACCATATTGATGTCGGGTTTCGATATCTATTAGGAATAACCATAAGTTCGGCGTTCCGTTCCCTGAGATAAACCTTTATACAATCTAGAAAGCTTGTAAATATCGGAGTGGCATTTTGGGCTGACGTTATAACATAAATTTTACGTTTTTCTCTCTTTTCTTCAACTACAAACCTTTTGTTTGCTTCTTCCAGTTTGGCTAATTCTCTACAAAATTTTTCATTACTCTCTTCTGACGGTATAACAGAATTTACTTTCTTTAAATCTCCCCCATACCTTTTTAATTGCGGAAGTTCAACTCCCATATGATGTTTGACTGTTATTTTTCTTCTGGCTATAGTATCAGGCTTTACATTCATTATATAAGCCAATTCTTCAATTTTAAGTTTTGACTTATGCGCAGCTTTATACTTAGCTAAAAAATCTTCCATATTTTCAAATCTTGTAAATACCATTTTTTAGTTCTCCGATAATTTTTCAAATACTTTAAAAAAATTCTTGCCCGTTTCCATCATAAAACGAAGTCTGAACTTTTTGCTTTTATAATCTATTTTGGTTCTAAGATGCATTAGTTTAATACCTTCATGGTAAATTTTCAAATTTGGTGTATTATCAGATAATTTATACGTGAAGGAATCCTGTGATTTATTAATAAGGTTTACATTCTTAAAATTTCTAAAATCTACCATTTCAAATTTATCTGGTGTTATTATTATCCCACGGTTAGGAAGCTCATATACCTTTTTAATTCCTGTCATTAAGGAATACATCGCCATAGGAAAATCTTCAAAATATCTTTTTAATCTCGCATATAAATTCATATATAATTTTATAACATTTGATTCATCTTTTACATCTTTATTTTGAAGATCCAAATTCTTAGCTATAAAATCCAATCCTCTTGGCTCAAGAAATAATCTAAGGTAATCCATATGCGCTGAAACTCCCCCATCCTTTTCAACCTGTTGGACGCCTATTGTTCCGGAAAATGTTACAGTATCTGAGCAAATTATATTATATAATTCCCCAAGATGATCAAAGTCTCCCTTGTAAACAACAATATTATTTGTGTCTTTTATTCTTTCGCAATATATTTCACAGTTATTTGAATCTTTTGTCAAAAAGTTGCATAATAATTTTATAGTTGGAATGAAATTTAATATGTCTTCGTACCTTTCCTCATTTATAAAAATTGTTCCATTTTGTCGCAATGATACAATACATTCTCGAATCAATTTTATTATTTGATCTTTCCTATGATTAGCATCAATCATCGTTTTCTTCCTCCTTCATATCATCTGGACTTACATCAATGACGCCGTTTTCCTCATCTTCTTGATTCCTCAATTCTTTTAGTAATTTATTTCTGTCTGCTGTAACAAATATTGTACTACCCGGTTTTTTCTGGCTGTTTCTGGTTATTTTTTCCTCTTGCAATCTGAGCTTTTCTAATGATTCTTTTTGTTTACTCTTGCTATCAGTGGCACTAAGTGCTGTATTTAAATAAGCTAATGCTACTTCTGCCATCCTAGCCCTGTATTTGGGTTCGATTTTTTCAAGTAGCGACTCTAATGTATGATAGCCTGCCATGGCCTCTTCAAATATTTTATGAGCTTGCTCCTCTATTTCCCGATCTTTGGGATCATACCTCTCAGATTCCTTTCTGGGAAACTCGTACCTTACCTTATCAACTTCTGTTGATCCTTCTTCCAAGTTTAACCATTTTTCTAAAGCATGTGCTTTCTTTTCAGTTTCAACTTTTTTATAATCTTCATCATCATTCATGATATTTAACATTGCCTCACAATTATTTAACTTTTTTCTTTTCAGACGTGGTTTTTAAAATTTAAAATTCGTGGATTCAGATTTAGAACTCTCTTCTGTATTGGCGTTAGCGGTGTCTTCTTCCTCCGTTTTTTGTGCCTCTATATAGTTTTCCAACATTTTTTGGAGTTGTATCTTCTTCTGCTCACCTGCTAATTGGTATACTTGAGCTTCAAAGGATTTTGCGACTATATGTTCTCTTATCTCATCAAATATCTTCACCTGATCCTTTATCGCATCTGGGAGTTTAGAGACTAAGATATTGCTACCGTCTGCTAATGTAAAATAATGTGTTTTTTCTACATCAAATGCCACGTTAATTCTCCTTTACTTGTAAATGATCTGTAAAATTTATTAAATCTAGTAAATCTTGGTTTTTGTGTATTGGAGGATTTTCATCTTCATCTGAAAAATCCACCAATTCATTTCGTAATGAATCTAATCTGCTATTTATAGTCCTAGTTTTCGCTTCATTCTGCACCTCGGGTAGATCTATGTCACCAGAGTCAACCGCAGCGTCTAACACATTTTTTTCTTTTGATTTTTTGTTATTTTGTTTTCTCTTTTCGATTTTTCTTATTAAATCTTCTGATTTGTCAGGAGATTCATGATCTGATATCTTTAAACTTCCATCATCAAACGCCAGCATAGAACTTTTATGTTGTCCATCCGCGTAGCGAGTTTTCAGCATATAAATCATCAATTCCCCGGCAAGTCTCATGTCTCCACTCATGAAAACAGATATCCAATTATCACATATATTGACCTTGGAAAGCCCCCCAGCAACGACTGATTGGTCGGGAGAATTCATTTTTAACGCTTCTCTATTCTGCTGAGAAGCGGACCAACCTATCATATCATATGTATGAAGTAATTCATATATTTCTTCAGATATTTCTTTATCTTGCTCGGACACGCCTTTATTTTTAGTTCCTGAAATCGGAGACATCAAATCTAAATAATCTACTATCAACGCATCTGGGCTCTTACCAAATTCTATCTCATATTGTTTAAGATACGCTCGAATGGAATTAGCATTACTTCCAATTGGAAGTCTTACAATCCTAAAATTTCCCACTCCAAATTTCTTAAACTCAGACATTTTAGCCGCAATTTCAGGTATTTTACTTTTCCATATACGATGAGAGAAAGAAGTCATGATATATGCCTGACGCAAAAATATCATTTCAGGCGGCAATTCTAGTGAAATGTACACAACATCTAGCCCCTGTAAAGAATAATTATTCGCTATATTGGACAAAAATACTGACTTGCCGCCACCAGAGTTTGCTGATACAATTTGAAATTGTTTCCTTAATGCCCCACCCCCCATCAATTCGTCTAAAGTATTGATTCCAGAAGGAATATAATCCAAATCTTCTAACATTTTTTGTAGTCTTTCTTCCGGATTTTCATATACATCCAATCCCAAATCTTTTTTCAAACTAACATTTAACGCATCAGATACTTTTTTATACACTTCGCCGAATTCATTATCTTGAATTAATGAAAAACTGTCTGTTATAGCATCGCGCATGGCAGATTGTTTACAAAATGCCTCTACTTCCTCAGAAGTATATTCTAATTCATCAGTCGGAATTGGATAGGCTTCATATATAATATCTGAATCTATTTCAGAATTCATTAGCTCAAGAGATGGATTAGTATTATATTTAATATGATAATCCACCAAAAATTTTATGTGTGGGATATATTCTGGATCGAAATATGACGGTTGTATAATATCAATACATCGCCCCAAAAGGTCCGGTGAATTTAGCATATTATTGATTATGTGTTTTTGTTTTTTATTATTCATTAAATCCTATTATTAATTCCAATATTTCGGAGATTATAAAGGGTTGTTTAGTATATAGCAAGAGGGGCAACTATTTAGTCATCCAAATTATCCTCAATTTCATCCACATCACTACGGAAGTCCTTGTTCTCGCCAGCAGGATTAAGAAAGCTCGTCAGAGTAGCTTTAGTTTCTTTCCATTCATGCCGCAGATCCGTTTCCATATAAATCCATTTATTTTTTGCTTTAGAAAATCTATATAAAGCAGGGGATAGGTTTTTATCTATACTATCATATGTTAGCCTGTGATAGTCCCTATCTTTTGGATTATCAGGAAATTTTTCACCTTCCGTGAAATCTTCTCCATTAGGGGGTAATCCATCGATTGCCCAAACCGGTCTGTTGCGTTCAAGCCTGTCGGGGTTTTTCTTTCCATTTAAATCTTCTTCTATCCACTGCCGCAACTCATTACTTAGTTTCTGTTTATTAGCATAATCCTGTCCTCGGTGGGGGACTTGTGTATTAGCTTCGGACGCCACGGCATCAGAAACATCATGTATGTCTTGATAATTTTTCTTTCTTCTATTTCCATCATTAATATCTGATGTTCCAACTTCATCAAAGTCTTCGGTAAGCTTCCCAAATATATCTTGCGTCTCTCTAGAGGCCATTGCTGGCTCTGCAATAACTCTAAGCATGGTAGGGACCCATTGGGGGCTAAAACCTGTTGTGGCCCACGCTACGTTTGTTATTTCAAGATATTTAAGCTTTGAGTCCAATGAGGTATTGAAATACGTCTCACTTGGTATCTGTATTATATCACCAATAACTAACGGTCGTCCAATTTCTCTAACTATCTGCCTGAACGAAAATTCAAAAACAAATTGTTCAGCATTATACGGGCTGTTCATACCTATTTTAGAAAGAAATGCAGAATATTCTACTGGTGCATATGAACCTTTAATCCTCACAGATTCTTTTGAATATTTTCGATCTCTATTTTCCAAAAATACTTTGTCTTGTATATTTCTCATGTCTGTTTTTTCATGTTCAGATAATTGTAATGCCTTGACTGCCCAATAGTCTGTTTTTCCACCGTTAAATTCTAACGGACGAACTCTCCAATATCTGGCGGGTGCCGTCGATTTAAAATGTATAGTTACTAGACCTTCACAATCTGGTATTTTAATTGCTGACACACCATACCATTTTTCACCGTCGTATGAACGTTCCAAACGAACCTTGGTAACTCTATTTTTAGAATCACAACCTTGTTGTAATCGTATTGTAGCAACATTCTTTTTTACGAAGGTCTCTATCGAATATCTAACTCGCCCATTGTCTAACCTTATGGGGCCAAAGTCGTACCCTATATAAGATTTACGGACAACATCTTTACCTAGCTGTTCAGATCTCCATTCTGTGTCATATTTGTCAAACGCATTTTTTGCTGGAAAATTAGGATGGTCGCCGTTCGATATAGCCTTACCCACTCCAGTAGCGTCTACTAGTTTATTCTGTTCATGAACCCCCAACAATTTATGTACATTTACTACCGCACCACCTATATTAATAGATGCTTCTATATAACCTTCTATAGAACAAACTTCTTCCGAAAAATTTGTAAACTGCCATGGATAGCACGGCTCTTCAGTAGCGCATGGTAGATTCTGTGGGTTGTCTGCACAGGGATCATTTGTAGTAGGATTGTCGAAGGTGGGGTCATTTGGACCTATAACACCACCCTCGGGACAATCCTTAACAGTATCTTCCTCTTCTGGATAGCAGTCTACTTTATTATCATCAGTCATATATTATCCCAGTACAAAATACGCACTCAGTCCTACTTCTTCTACTCCCTGCATTGCCATATCTTCTAATTCTTCCATCAATACAGCCTTTTCAGCTTCAGATTGGGTGATCAATTCTTGTGCATTAAGAACAGTACCTCCATTAGGGCCCGGCAAAGTTTGAAACTTACCTCTGCTCTGAGATAACATCATTTTGGCTTCAGCAACTGCCCAGCGTTGTAGCCATAATTTGGTTCCGCGATCTACAATCAAATCTTGTTCGCTTCTTTCAATACTGGCATCCACCAGTACTCTTTCTGGATGATAAATGGCATTAAGTAACCTAAGTTCTCTCTTTCGTTCCACCCATTGATACGTTATTCTGGTCGCAAAAAGAGTTTCTAGCTCTTCAATGAAATGTGAAACATTATGGAAGGTCAATAAATCAAATGAACCTAATGTATATAACTGTTTCAATGCTGCATATCCATAAATATCATGTCCTGAATATGCTCCTTGAAAAAAGCCACTACGTAATCTGAATACTCCTTTAACTTCTACAATTTCATTGAACCCGGTACAGCGGTCATTTAATACATAATGTTGTTGGTTGGGTTTAAGATCCAAGAAAAAAAATCCTCTTTTATATGATATCCCGCCATATTTTCTAAGTTGTGTGAGGGCATTATCTATGCACACATCAATATTAGACTTTGATAGTTCAACTTTAGTACTAGGTTCACCTAAAATTTGTCTTATGGTGTCATGAAGTTCTCTTCTTTCGTCTGGGCTCCCATCATCACCAACACCAAGACGTTTGTACATTGGATTACCTTCTTCTAGATCCCTCCCTTCTTTAGGATGTCTATAGCGGATATTGGTTTTCAACGCTGATAGAATATTATCCTTACGAGCCTTAAGGGTTAACATAGCATCACAACCCTTCTTGCGAGTCTTAAATTCTAGCAGCGCCCTGCCTTCTACAGTTTTCTTAGGCACAAATTCAACAAATACTTTACCTGTAGTTTTCTCCCACTGTTCCTTTTGTGTCCATTCATATAATTGGTTTTCTACAGTATTATACCATAAAAATTCTTCCTCCGGTTTGGGGTCGGTATCAGAAACTTCTACTTCTACCCAATCAGTGCCACTCCATACAAACAGCACGTTCTGTATAGAATCTAACCAATATGTCCCCACATCTATAATTGTAGGATCTGTATCCCACTGTAGGGGTTGTGGGTCCAATTCTACCCAAGTTGTCCCATTCCATTCTTTGAATGTTTCGTCATCTTTCCAAAAAATACTAATAGGAGTACCGCCAACAGGATTAAAAGATTCATTTATAAATTCTACTTTTTCACAATTCTCACTAAGTATCTTTAGAAGTTCTTCATTGTCAGGGTTATACCAAACGCTACCTTCTTCCAGCAGCGCTGGGAGTGCTGGGTCTCTCGACTGTTGGAAAAAATCATCAGAAGGGGTCCATATATTATTTATGGCATCCCATAAGAATACGGTATCCACACTTGGTGAGGAGTCCCACCATAAGCCGCATGACTCTCTATCTCTAGGATCAGTAGGGAATATTGCGATAGGGACTTGAACCCACTCAAGATCAGTAGCTTTCCATTCATATAACGTCTGTTCATCTATCACATATCTATATTCAAACTCTTCACCATTTACCTCATTGAAAGATGGTGTAGAATTGGTTTCCTCAAATACTATATTCTCAACTTCTTCCCATAAAAACCCACTAACCAATTGAAACACCTTTTCATTAGTCTCATCAAACCAAAAATCACCTATATCTATATCTTCAGGATCTTTAGAATAGTGAATAACTAAAGCATCTTCCCATCTCTTTAATTCAGTGTTCCTCTCAAAAAATTCTCCAGTACCAGTGTTGAACCAATAAACGTTTTTCCGTAATTTTGGCGGAAGGAGGGGATTTCTAGTACTTATTATAGTATTCAAGTCACACCACAAATCACCTTTCCATTCTCTAGCTACTGTGCCGTCAAACCATATAGTGCCGTCAGATGGGTTCGTTATATCAAAGCCATATTTTATAACAGTTTGGGGCACCCACTGTCCAGAATCATACTCATTAAGGACCTCTGATGAGGTATCATACCATAGATCACCCTCATGTGCTATGTTAGGCAATGTGGCGCTTTCTAATGGAAATATTTCAATTCTCTTTTCACCATCCCATAAATAAAACTGATTATCTATTTCAAAAACAACTCCTTTAAACGGAAAGGTGGGTGAATAATACGGATCGTCAAGTTCCATATATCTTTTGTTAATACTTTCTATCATAGAAGCATATGTTTTTGCTTCATTGCCATTTATTTTTATTTCTACATCTTCCTCTTCATTGATGTCTGCAATGATATTATACTCCTTCCCTTCTTCCACCCCTGTTGCTGATGATAATTTTATATCATCATCTAAATCAATGACATGCTCCGCAGGTGTAAGCATCTCTTCATTGCTTTCTTCAATTCCTGTAGGTAGGGAATACGAATGAACTCCCTCTCTATGATATCTAGCAACATTATCTACTGCATATCCCGAAAAGTAATATGCCGTCCTAGGCTCAAGATTCATAACCTCAAGTTCTGTAGTTGTTCTATCATTATAAAATGCCCCAACTACTAAAACTTTTACTTCTTCGCTATTGATAATCTTGCTACCGGCATGTAAGTCAGGGTCTACGCTATTGTCTCCTATGTAGTAAGTTCCATCTTTAGGAGAAGATTCAATATAGTCGGCCGGTTTTCGGCTTACTGTAATTACAATACCGTCGTAAACACCATCTCCTTTGCATCCTTTAAAATTGGGTGGTATATTCCACGTAATTTTTCCTGTATTATCATCTATGCGAGAAAATCTTAATGTTATTTCTTGCCCTTCTTCCCTAATTCTATTAGGTTTATCTGCAAATGAATCATATATAGACATATTCTAATTAACTATTTCATGTCTAGTATTTATTCAAACTTATCTATTATTTTCCCCTTATATTCCAAACCCTCTAAATGGTTGTCGGCCATATCAAAATTCTTTATATCTGATAAAGTATTCATTAATATGAGCTCTAACAATAATAAATAAGTATTAGTATTCTCTATTGAATTTTTATTATTCATTGCAGCTATTTTTTTAACATAAAAATATATCTGTTTCATAATTGGGGTGAACCAAATAATAAAATATTTTACTATATCTTTAGGTATTTCTCTCTGAGCACAATTAGCCTTGAAATCTTCGATTATTTTATAATTTACACTATTCAGGGAATTTGCCCATTCATTGTTATCCCATGAAGTGTCTAACCCCCTAGAAAATTCAATCATATTATTATAATATGATTCAAATAATGCCAACATAATGTTTTTGTATAAACATCTTCGGCCTTCATCGATGGAAAAATCTTCTGATGGGATATCTACATTCATTTTAAACTTAATATTGGGGAAAAATTCTTGAGATTGGAGTGCCTTTTTTCTGTTGTCGAGATAATTCTTTTCTTTTTTAATATCATGCTTAGTGTCGTATCTATCATACAATTTTTTGAAAATATATTTCACATATGATTGCCATAAAACATAAAGCCCCCCACCAATAGCTAGACCTATTATACCCCCTACACCATACTCTTTTAAAAACTCTAGAATATCCATCATGATTAAAATCTTTTTAAACCCCTTAGAACACTAACTAATATTTATTCTATTCTTCAGCATTTTTAGACATTAATGTTAATCTTTCAATAAAAAAAATAAGATCGGATAACGGTTCATTTTTATAAGTGTTAAATAGTTCACAAAATATAGATGAATAAAAAATTTCTGCACAAGGAGAATATTTTGTATATTCTAACATTCGGGATTTTAATTCATTTCTTATTTTTTTATTGAATAGTTTATTATTTTCATTATCTATAGATTCTAATTCATTTTGTAAAATATATAGATAATGAACATCAAATTTTTTATGACATAATTTGTTTATCTTGTCACCCATTTTTAAAAAATCTTTTTCATTATATGGATTTTTATACACCGTTGGATTTAACTGTATTTCATTCATCAGTAACCTCTCTAGTATTAACCAAAACCCATTTTAAGAGCTTCTTGCTTCCCCAACAGGGATAATACGTTTTAGAATTATTTTCAGATAATACCACAAAATTTCTAGCAGTAGGATAATAAATATCTTCATATTCCCATAATATTTTTATCCGGTCCTTGGGTTTAAAGCTAATATAGGTTTTATCATCTTCGTCATAAGAATCTTTTAACGGAACTTTCTTATATGTTGTAAGTTCATATACCGAGTACATCCTAGGTGTATCTTCCGCCCTTTCTAACAACTTTTGTTTCGAACGGTAATATTCCGAAAAAGATAATTCTTTGATATTTTTCAAAACTATATAACCCTTTTTATTTCCTTCTGATATTTATAGACATGTTTGTGTTAAGTTAGAAACACCATCAGGAGTAGTGTTGTATGTAGACATCTTTGCTTAATCCTAAATCTATTATTACTGGAATGTTGTTATATACACCCCAATTACTATATCTGAGAAGGTCTGGTAAATATGTTTCAGTGTTACCTACGAATGATACAAAATCATGCGCAAACGTGTCTTCTTCCCATACTCTCGCAGAGAATTCTTTAGAGAACTTTCTACGGGCAGCTTGTGGAAGTGATCTATTACTGGATATTTTTGCCGCATACATAATCAGATCATCTAATTTAAATCCTGTTAATCTTTCAAAATGTTTTCCACTCTTTAATTTAGGAGCATACATAACATGTATCCAACTTGGTTTCGATCCTTCTTCATCATAATCGATCATTGATGAATACCGAAATGTTGTTAAACAAATAATTGATTTGATCTGGAGATGACATTCCAAAATTACTTCCTAGAGAAATCACTTCTCAAACCAAAACATTGCTTTCAAAATGCAGATTTAAATGCAGCAATTAACATTTCTAGGAAGGAGGAATCCTTAATGAGAGGCATCTGTAGTTCCTCTCGTCCAAAAAACTAATTGTTGACAAATGAGACATTTGTTGATATAATTAATAACTATTATATATTGCATATTTTATCGAACCAGAATCCCATATTCTATCATATCCCATTTCAAGCATATTTTGATATTCTGTCAACTCTTTATTATATCTCTCCGGGAATTTCTCCTTCAAAGCATCCTTTCGATAACCCCATCTGTGTTTTCGTTGGTTGTTTATAATATAATGATAATTTGGTGGGTTGACAATTGTTTTCTCAAATCCCAATACTTCATAAAGGTTACCATCGGACCAGCGCCTATCTGCATATGAATATATCTCACTATAATTATAGTTTCTTTGAAAATGTTTCAACAATTTAGAGGCAATTCCCGGTATACGATATTGTACATCTGTCGCAAATCTCGCAAGTTCA